TTGGTGTAAGCGCCGCTGGAGTCTTTGAGATAAAGAACGCCATGGTCCACACCAGTTTCATACAGACGCTTAGAGTCTGCATCCCATACAAGTTTAGCCATGTATGTATCCTCCTATTAATAATATAAAGAAAAGGCCCAGTGGTTCAGGTTATCCGCGGTATAGTTTCGATCGCTCCTACACATAGGGAAGTGCATCGCAACCTTATCCGGAATTTCTGAATCTGGGTCTCTGTCTATAAATTTTAAATCGTAACGCCGTGTGTAATGATACGGCTTGTTGTCAGCGAAAATGGTATCGCCGCTCGCGTATTTGTAAATGAAGCACGGATACTTGATTTTTACTGTCGCGGGAGGCTGAAAATACACATTTTTCGTTCCCAAGAGTTCTTCCAACTCCTCTTGCAGTTTAAGCCTGCTCGCCATTGTAAACACCTCCAACAGACAGTATAAGCCGGGGGTACTGGGTCGCATCAACACTTGTGACTTCCCAAAGAGCCCCGGCATACTCGACATAGCGCATCGAATGGAAGTGATTACGGGCGTACGGATCAGCTACGATGCTAATCTCAACACTTACATTAAGATTATCGTTGAGATGCTGACCCGGCTCCAATCGACGAACGTTTCTAAGAACGTCGCCGTAATAATAGTGTTCGGTTGGGATCTCAGTATGGACCCCAGGTGATGTTTCGAGCGTTTCTGTGAATCCAACACGCCCGTAATACTTATTAGCCATGGTGCGCTATTTCTCCCATTTTGAATTGTCAGATGGTTTTTACGTATTTCACAATTCCGGTATCTGGATTGTACACGAAAGTACCGTCAACGAGCACTGCGTCGGCACATTTAAGAATAATCGCGCCGGTGTCAGTGTTTTTCTCAGTTCCAGTAACGACTCCCATAGCAACGCCAGTCTGAACGACAGCGCCAATAAGATCCTCGGCAGCAAGTCCCTGCCGGATCTGGCAGTTGGCGGTGTCGGCGGTGCCATCGAGTACAATACTAAAACCAGTTTCTCTTCTGAGTCTCATGTGAGTACCTCCTTATCACTGCTTCTTGGTGAAGGTCATTGCGGAGTAGGGCTTGATCAGAGCGCCGGAGCAGCGAGTCTCGATCAGATACTTCATCTGGTTATAGTCGATATCGAAGTCATCGAACATGTTGATGGCTCCACCCTTGTCAGCGCCGACGTTGTAGTCTGCCAGGTTGACAATGACACCCAGCTGGTCGGTCATAACCGGAACCGGAACGATCTCTTTAACTCTCAGGGTTGTTGCCAGAGAGGACTCGGAAGCATACAGCAGGTGTCCGATGCCATCCTCAAGCAGAAGCATATCGGCCAGCAGATCCTCTGTGCAGAACAGAGTCGGGTTGCCGGATCCGCGATAGTCCTTACGGGCCTTAATTGCTGCGCGAATGAAATTCTTAGCCAGATCGTCATCATCTGTGCCGGGATCAACCTCGACCTTAATGTTATACAGGTCGGCATCCTTAACGACCGGACGAACGTGATCCTCAGAGATCTTGTCATCATCGGAAGCCAGTCTTCCATCACCGATCAGAATTGCACGAGCGATCTCCTCATCCAGCATCAGTCTCATCTCGGACTTCAGCCAGGCGATCACGTCGAAGTCAGTAATATCAATGACATCATCACGATCCATCTTCTGTTTCTTGTAGATCGTCTGCGGGTCGGTGGTTCTCTTAAGCAGGCTGAAGACTTCCTCTTTCTTCAGTTTGCCCTTCATGTAACCCTTAGCCCGGGCCTCGTCCTCGGTGATGTCAGCGAACATGGTCTTGATCCGGCTGAACGGGGTGTGATGAACCGCGCCCATTACCTTCTGGACCCAGCCGGTTTCTCTTTTAATAAATTCAGGTGCGCCATTGTTGACGTTCCGTGCTTCCGGGAACAGGTAATCGATGTTCTCGATCCCGTACTCCTGAGCGTGTGCCAGGAAGGACTCCTTCATGGATCCATATCTCTTAGCGTCACCAATAATAGCTTCTGTCTCTGCGTGGCTGAGGGTGTTCGTCTCCTGATCCATACCCTCGAATACATTGTGTTTCATGAAGTCATTTCCTCCTTCGTCATAGTGCTCGACCTCATCATCGTCTTCGTCATCTTCTTCATCGGCGCCATTGTCTCCGGCAACCTGAGCGAGCATGAAGTACACAACGTTCTTCTGCTCTTCGGTCATTCCGTCCCATACGTCCTTAACGGTTTTGTCGTCGCCTTCAGCGTGCTCAATCTCTTCCGGCGCTTTTTTGTTGTCTTCCATCTTAGATTCCTCCTCTGAATGCTCGACCACATTAGTCGTGATGGGTTCTCCAGTGTAAATAGTTGCTTCATCGTCGAGCGTATAGACTGATCCGTCGCTATGCTCGAGTGTGGCGAAGTCGATCGTTGCGCCAGGATTTGCTCCTGCGAGCACCAGACTAACTTCTTTGATGGCTCCATGCAGAACGTTTGAGCCCTGCTGCTGGAGCTTATTTGCATAAATACTAAGCGCCTTAATATCGCCGTTCTGGACGAGGGCCTTAGCATGTCTGCCGTACTCGGTGTCATTGAATGTCCCATATGCATAGACGCCTTCCGGACGATTCTCCAGAAGAGCATGGCCTAACACATTAATCGGCTCGCCATGCTGATGCATCCACACAAGGGGAACAGTCTGACCGTCATTATCTTTAAATGCGTCTTTCCGGATGGTGCGTCCGTCAGAGCACTTAAGATCGTTCTTAGTGGCCCAGCCACCAAAATCGTAGGTTTTTGCTCCCATTTTGAATTATTCCTCCCTTTACTCGAATGGATAATCGCTATAATCTTCGCCCATCTCCTCGGTGGAAGCCGGTGGAGTTGCGTCTGGCGATTCGTTAAGATTCTTATTACGAAGTTCGTCTGCCTTAGGATCATTAACCGGTTTAAAGCCAACGATCTGCCTGACTTCGTTCGAGGACAGAATCTCATTACGAGTAAACTTATCAGCAATGTCTGCTATCTGATTAACCGGAACCAGCTTGAACGGATCCTTAAAGAAAACAATAGACTGCCCTTGAGTGCGAGCAGTCTTCGTTAGGAACTTCCGTTTCATCTCATCAGTAAGCGCTGATAGGATCGGTTCGATTGTTTTGTTATAGTAGTTCAGCATCGTTGCTTCATCGGCGGTGCCATCGAATACGCTCTTTGGCATGCCTAACTGGCTATACAGCATTTCCTGCAGATACTGAATCTGATTGAGCAGATTGTTTTCCACTGCTCGGTTCAGCTGAGTGATGTGCTCCGTTGCGTCGGTGTAAGCGATACCGTATTTAGAACCGGCCAGCTGCATCTCGATGTCTTTTCGTCGAGTTTCAGCCTGCTGTCTTCTGGCTTCGCTTTTAATGACGTACGGGAGCTGAATGATTAGATCAAGTTTACCAGAGCTGGACTGTTCGTCGACATAATCAAGCATGTTCAACTTGCTGATCAGCCGCTGAGCAATCGAGTTTGGCTCATTCATGATTGTGTAGAAAGGATTTTCGACGATAGCCACCATTTCTTTCGGAAGCGTAACGTCTTCTTTTCTACCGGTCTCCTCGTTGTAGAGTTCAATCCTCACGTATTTCGGAAACCACTCGACAACCTTTCCAACTCGCAAAGACTGAATGTCGTATGAGTTAGAAGATCTCGGGTCGACAGTCGTGTCAACCGGGACGATTGCAATACAACCTTCGTCGAGCAATGACATAACCGCGTCTTGCCTAAACGCTCTTCCGGTCTGGTCAAGATTTGCTGATGTCGTCAAGCAGTAATTAAGGCCAGACGGAATTGTCTCTGTAAACCTCTCATTTTGATCTAATCGAGCATGTTCTATATCGACAGCCGCCACGTCGATCGAAATACGAGTGTAGATGCCGGCTATGATTGAGCGATCGTTTCCGCGTCTCAGCCGAGAGTGATCGGGACGGTAACTGTAACCAGCGCCGTAATCCGCTCTATATCTGGTTGGATCTCTCCCTATGAATGCGTTCCAGGCGTGCTGGAGTCTATCTGTAAAGCCCATAGGTAGTTACCTCCTTGCTGCTTCCATAGCCCTGGCGCGGTTAAGACGATCTCGTTTTGCACGTTTCATCAGCCGCGTCGAAGCCGGGTTAGATGAGGCGCTAGTTTTCAGCTGGCGTTTCTTTCGAGTTCCGGTACCCGTGTCGGTCACGACCGTGCTTGTCCCAGCCCTGGTCACCTTATAACGTTTCTGAAGTCGCGCTTTTTCTAGCTGTGACGCCTTCATGTTTCTGGCATTATCTAAAATGTGACGAACTGTATGCTGCATGAATTTAGAGCCTTCGTAATCTTTACCAAGATTATTAACGCTTTTATCTCCACTAGCATACGCAGCCATGTCGTGAAGATCTTCTTTGATGGTCGCTTTGTTTTCTTGAATGTCGTTGTCCAATCCCTTGATGTAGTCTGCTTTTCTAGTTTTGGACTTAAGATAAGCCTGATACGCTTCTTGCGTGTAGAAATATAAAGTTTTGCCACCCGCTCCAGCGCCTTTGATTTTTGCCACGTATTTGTGTGATCTGTGGCACAGATAATTTTCCGCCATATTAACCACCCGACATCAGCAAGCGATTGTATCGCTGCATAGTTTTCTTGTCTGGTTTCGACAAGCTTGATACTCTAACGCTGCTGTTTTTACCTTTCTTAAAAAATTGTCTAACCGCAGAAGCCGCATTATCTTTTATGCCGGTAATAGATCCGTCATACCTGGTTCTAAGTTTGGCGGCTTTGCTGCGATAAGCGTCTGCCAATTTTTTATTAGATGTCTTATCCGCTGTTTTGTTTAGTTTCCAAGCATTATACTTGTCCAACTTGTTGCCGGCAATTGTACGCTTGGTTGCTTCCACACCAATCGCCGCGTTGTGTTTCCATTGATTCGGCAAAGCCGACATTTCCCGAGACGTCTTTTCAAGCTTGCCTGGAAGTGTTTTCTCGTATTCCTGTCTAGCCTGGTGCGCTCTACGCTGCGCCAAGATTGTTTTATTGTATTCGTTTCCAGCGCGCTCCTGCGTAGCTTCTTTCCAAGCATTCGATGCCTTGTACTTTGTGGCCGCTGCGTTTTTAGCTTCTGAATGGACGTTCTTAGTTCTAGCCGCTTCGGTTGCCTTCACGTGCTGTCTCGCAAATTCGCCAGCTTCTCGCCCGTTCATCGACGTATTGCCATTTGAACGAGAATTTGCCATCTTGGTGACGGCTTTCATGCCACGAGTATGAGTTTCAAGAGCGTCGTTTGCGGCATTCGCCCTGTTTAAATGAAAACGATTCAGATTAGACGATCGCTCCATTTCACTTCGCGCTTGGCTATTAAGATCGCGATTCAACCTGTAAGAGGCAGCATGTTGCTCTGCGAGGGCCTCGTATTTCCTAGTCTTTTCCTGAATCGCTTTGCCGGTCTTTTCTTTTAAGCCGTCGAGGTACGAACGGTAGGCAGCTTCGCTATAAAAATATAACGGTCGACCACCACTACCGGCGCCTTTTACTTTGGCTACGTATTTGTGAGAGCGCTTTGCGTGATAAAGTTCGCTCATTCGAACGCCTCCTTGTTTAACTTGTAGGCAACAAAAGCGTCCATCATTGCTGCGACATTATCGATCTTCTGATCGTACCGTTTCTTCAATAATTTCCTGTTGCCGTTCGTGTCTTCTATAGTAATGCAGTTACCCATCGTGAACGTCATTAGACTCTCATCAAAGAGCAGCATTCGTTCCGATGCTAACTTTTTCAATTCGCCAAGCGGTACTGATTCCGTCTTAGCGCCCTGAATAACTTTTTCAAGTCCATACGGACCATTCTCTCGTTCCCATCGTTCAACAAACGCTTTTGCATTGTACGGGTCGTAGCCGAAGCATCGTACATCGTATCCAGTGTCTATAATGTAATTGTCAAGATCATCGTACACATCGGTGAGATCCAGCACGGTTCCTTCTAGTACGATCAGGCTGCCTTCGTTGATGAACTCGTCGTATTTCGTGCGCATTGCCATGGGCAGTTTCTGAAAGGTAAGACTCGTGATATAGCTCCTTGTCTTAACGCCAAAGCAGCCGTTTTTCAAAGGGAACAAAAACGTAAATGCACAGAAGTCGTCTCCCTGCGAAAGGTCGGCCCCAAGCGCACATGGCAATTGCCAGAAGTCTCGTTTGCGATGCGGAAGGGTTTCTTCATATGTAAAGAAGTATGTATAGCCTTCCATCGGCAAGCCAAAACGCTTAGCTAAAATATCGTTACGAGTTGCCGGGGCATTCTCAGCTCTCTCAACATCCTGCTGGTAAGCTTCGAATGAAACGGTCTTACCAATGTTCGGATTAGCCTTAATCCAAAGTGCCGGATCAGAAACTTCCTTGACGTCGTCGAGCTTGTACCACCAGATCGAAACATGTGGATTAATGTAGTCACCCTTAAGGATGTCCATTAACTCCATTTTGATTGTATCGCCAGGCCCGTTACGGACAGTGCCTTCGGAACTCGTCGCGATGATCAAATAGTCGTCCAATTTCGACGCACCCTGTTCGATGGCGCCGACAACATCCTCTCGGACATCTCCCGAAAGCCACTCGTCAACCGTTGAGATCTTCGGTCTTAGACCCTGCAGCTTGTCAACGCTCATGGGTCGAACTTCCAACAACGAACCAGTTAGAAAGTTTTCAATGCCTTTCTTGGTCGAGGCTAGTTTCATGCGATTCATCTTAGAACCGGTCGTATTCTGCAAAGAGCCTTCTGTTAGAAATTGGAACAGCGGACCTTTCGATCGAATGATTGCTGTTCGCAACGGCTGAAGCACCTCTTCCGACTGTTTCATCGTAGGAGCCGTTGTAATCTGATGCGTCGTCGATGTGTCTACCGTTAAGTAGTACGAGTGAATTGCCGTATCATATAATGACTTGGCTGCCCCTCGGCCGACGATCAAATACTGCTTCTGTATTAGCCGTTTTTTAATTCGCTTCTTAACGAATCTCCCGCCTCGTTTGTTCGGGTACAATTCGTAAACACTTTTTTCGATAAAGTAGTACCATCCAAAAACCTGCTCGCCCCAAAGCTTGAAACTATCAAGCAAATGGAGGTCCGTGCCGTCGGTAAGGGTTAGTTCGCTTTCGCAAAACTTGATCCAACCCTCAACGGCAGAGTCGTCATAGTAAACTCCAGGATTGGCTATCAAATCGTCGATCCGCTCCATCTCCATGGCGACCGTTTGGCATACCGGAATCTCTCCGCGCATGACCGCATCACGAAATTCGCCGTAGTATTTGGGAACGGCGGTGTTTGATAACCCCATTTTGAATTTCTCCTTAACTGTCTTCTCTTTCGTCCAAAGCGTCTTCGATCATCTGCTTGATTGTCTTCTTGGAAGCGGTCTCTCCGGCGGCATCGTCAACTGTTCCTTTTAGATACTTCTCGATTTCCGCCTGGTTCTTCATTCTATTTGCGATTTTCTTATAGTCGTCGGCCTTCAGGTATTTAGTGCCCTGTTTCTTGACGTCCTCGGCTGTACCAGTATCAATCAATTTCTGACGAGCTTTCTCATTATCGTCGTCCATAAACTTGTCAATTACGGATTGGATCTTGCCCACGTTTTCTGCAATCTCGGCACCGGTCTTCACGAAACCGACGATACTTTGCATTGCTTTCTTCCCTTCTGAAATCTGCTTAGCCTGTATACCAGCTAGCTGTTGCTCGAGGTTGATTCTTTCGACAGCCGTTCGAAGCTCCTGGTTAGTGATCTTTCCTTTTAACGTCAACACTTCGCCAGCACTGCCCTCACGAAGAATACGCTCCTTATCGGCCATAAGCTTTTCGTCGCGCTTCTTTTTGTCTTCGGCAGCCTTTGCCGCTTTTGCCTTGGCCGTCTCCGCTTTCTTTGCAGCGCGCTCTTGTTTAAATTTCTTGATCGAATCGCCAGCACGTTTTGCCAAACCAATTTCCTTACCGGTCTTTCCGCCTTTTCTGGCGCCAGTTGTAGAATATGGCTGGAATCTTCGGACTCCCCATTTCTGGCCTTTAATACCATGATGGTAGAGCTCGTCAGGGCGGCGTTCTGGTTCATAGTAATAAGTCATACGTCACTCCATTTCTGTAGGATCAACCATCACATTGAGCCGCCATTCCATCTCAGCAATCTGCTGCTTCATCAACTCAACCAGCGTACCGCTCGACGGCGGGTCAAACGCCAGTCTAACCTTGGCGTAAATATACGGTTTGATTGCCTGCAGTTCGTTAATGTTCGAAACGTAATCTGACCACGTGGCTTCATCGTCAGTGATGTTAAATCCTTTCGGACCTATGCCCAGCTGAAAAAGTGTCATGAAGACGGAGTTAATATGCATAATGATGTCTGGATCGAAATGCGTATACTCTTCTTCTATGCCAAGCATCTTCTTAATGGAAGTGAGGATACTTTCACTTAATTCCATAGCAGCTCCTCTCTATTTCCATGGGCAAGTATCGTTTGGTTTCCGATCAACCGGGTCTGACGGGAGAATTTCAAAACTGCCATAATGAATCGCTTCATGCGTAAGATGCGATACTGTAATTAAATTCTCCATGTCAAATAATTTGGGCGATCGCTCTAAAATATCTGTTTTTGTAATCGGGTTAATGTGGTGCACAAGCACCCGCCCTGGTATTTCCCTATCCTCACATGCCAAGTCGCAAGCGTTGTCTCGAAGAATAACGGCTCTGCGAACTGGAATCCATTCGGGACATTTGTATAGTATTTGATTTAAATATCTAGCGTGTCCGAATGTATCACGCCCAACCGTACCGTCCAGTTTCAAATACTCGAAACGCTCTCGAAAAGTCGGTAAGGTGACTAGCTCGGAATAAGTCTTACTCATCGTACTCTTCCTCACCGCCTTGACCGCTGTAAGTCTTCATCGCAGTCAGAGCTTTTGCGTAAAGTTCCTCGACTCGTTTCGCTGACTGCAGCGCTTCCGTCTTAGCCATGATCAGCTCCTTCTGCTGCTCGAGAATCTCTTTCTCTATTCGTTCCTTGGTGGAGCCAAGCCTCAAATAATGAACTATGACCTGTGTTGATGCTGTCCCTTCCATCAACTGTTTTTCGGCCAGGTCAACCGCTCTTGCAATGAGCTGATTCTCTCTAGCTTCGGGAGTAGTTGCAGGACGTTCTAGTCTCGTATTGCCCTTTACTTCTCCTTTTTTCAATGTGCCATCTCCTTCCATATACTTTTAGATGCTTTTTATAGTGGTAGAGAATGTCCACGCCAAGAAAAGAGGGACAAAAGACGTTCTACTTGAAAGGAGATACCATATGAACACCTCTACCACCGTAAAAAACACCCAAACGTATACTTGCGAATGTTTAAACTTTCATGTATAGCGCTTTCATTGCCTCCAGCTTACCCATGGCGTCTACATAAGTGTTCAGAACTTCTTTCTGACAATCCGCATAGTCTGCATCTTTCATGTCCTCCGGTTTCGGTGTGTTCCTGAACATCTTCACAAGAGCGTTTGCATGCTCGAGTTCCATTTCGCTCATCTTACGAAACTGGGCTCCTTCTGTCGTGCCTTTACGCTCGATGGCTTTCTCCATGTAGTCGACGGCGCCTTCAACTTCATCAACTATATGGTCCTTTAAATATTTGAGCATTGATATGCTTCTCCTTTACACAAGAGAAGGCGCAGCCCACGATGGTGACTACGCCCTCTCATTTTGATTTAGTTATACACCAGTGCCAGTTGTTGCTGTCGGCGATCCGGATCCTGCCCAAGCAACAAACCGTCCAAGATTACCGAGAATGGTCTGTGTCTGCTGAGCGTTGTCGAGCCGATTCTGAAGAGCGACTGCTTCAGCCGTCTTATCGGCAAGTCTGTTCTCCAGCGTCATGGTCTTGAGCTGGCAGCAACAGGAATCCATATGATACCCGAGCTGCGAAATCTGCTGCATGATCTGTGCGTTCTGGTTCTGCATCTGCTGAACAACGTTATTAAAACCCTGGATAATGTTAATCAGGTTAGTGCTGTTCTGGTTCTGGTTCAGCAGGTTCTGATCCATGATGAGCTTTGCTGTCTCGAGATTGTTGTTCTGTGTAGCAATTCCGAGCGTGTTGAGCTGGTTCTGGATAGACTGGTTGTTGATCGCATCATTGAGATCCTGCTGAGTTGCGGGAGGAGGACCCATAGGCGCTCTTCCGCCGAAGAACCCAGTGTTGCCGTTCATGAGAAACAGGAACGCGAAGAACCACAGAAGATTATTTCCGTTCATATCCATAAAGCATCTCTCCTTTCTCTAAAATTTTATAAGAACTCGTTGTAAATCTACGAGTCTCATAATCTTAAAACTACGACAGGCCAAGTCGCTGCATGATCTGCTGAGCCATGACGTTTTTGCCCTGCTGAGCAGCATAATTCATGAACGCCGCTCTAGGATCCCCATTTCCGTACTGCTGGATCAGGTTCATAACGTTTGCGCCGCCGTCGATGTTGTTGACGACCTGGTTAAATGCCTGCCTCGGATCAGTCGAGCTCATTATTTGATTTACTAGATTGTTTACTGTTGTTGCCGGATCGGCTTGAGCGTTCGGCATTTGCTGAAATGAGTTGTTTGAGAGAATCGAAGCCATTGGTAATCTCCTCCTTGAACTTTACAAAGTCGCTAGTTGTAACATACTTGTCCGGTTCGAACCGCGGGATAGGATCTTCTACCAGTTTGTATCTGGCGAATCGTTCCCCGCCATTGGAATCGGTGACTTTCATGTAAATATAGTCTGAATTCGGATCTCCATCGAGCATAATTGTCTCACAGTCTCTAGGCATCGGATACTTTTCAGCCGATTCCCAGCCGTTCACACGAATTACACGGTGGCCTGGGAATAAAGTCTGATTAAGTCCCTGACTTATTGTCGACAAAATATTAGTTCCGTCCATTATTGTCCCTCTTTCTTATCACTTATGGTGCGTTTCTACCAACTCTCCCTACGTTTCAACCCTGTTTCATAGGCAAAAAGTCTACAAAATATCACCCCCGGAGAAAATATAAATGGGCCGGCGATGACGGAGGGGGTGGCTTTTTTACGGACCCCTCCCCTATGTCAGCAGACACCGTACAGGTACCCACTAACAGTCATTAAATTCTCATGCATCATTCGGTTTTTCCTCATTATTATTGCTTTTTGAGTCCGAAACCTTGATATAAATGCCTCTGAAATCGTACTTAATGATTTCATCGATCGCGGCTTCAATATCGTTTGATGCCTCCTCAGTTGGCAATTCAAGCGAAATCGAAGCAATTCGATCAAGATAAGCGCATGAATTGTATCCCATTTGCGTATCAAACGCATACCATTCATCGAAATGTGTGAATGGATTAAAAGGATTGTCAATTGTTGTTAACATGCAAGCCATTTAAATGCTTTCCTTTCGCTTGAATTGCTTTCATTAACCGTAACGAACTACTTAACTATTAAGCTGCGTCATTAATGATCTTATTGATGGTAGATGTAGACACGCCAAGTGCATCAGCAATCTCTTTAGTTGTGTAATTACCAGAAGCAGCCATGGCTTTAGCTCTAGTTCTATTAGCATTAGTAATGTTAGAAGTAGCTTTAGGCGTAGCGTACTTCTTAACCTTATCTAAATCTGCATTATTAAGAATGGAACGGAGCTTACTGTCAGAAATAGCCCCTTTCTGGATAGCTTCCCATTCGGAGGGGGTTATTTCTACACGCTGCTTCCCTGCCCCTATGCGGGCCCTGGCTGTGGTAAGGGCCTGCCCTTTGGCTTTCTTGATGTGGTCCTTATCCATGGATGGGTCTGCCTGTTTCTTTGCTTCGAAAATCTGATTTGCTAAGAGCTGTGCCTGTCTTTCTTTTGGTGCATTCTTCAAAGCAATGTTAAGTTTGTCGTTAAGACTCTTAACTTCGGTCATATAAGTCTTCTTTGCTTCGGGATCGTACTTAAGTGAAGGCGTTGCAACAAACTCTTTTCTAGCAGAGTTGCCAAGAGCTTTCATTTTGTTGGCATAATCAGCATAAACTGCTTCCATCTGGGTACCGGGGTTTGCTCTGCTGCCACCTGAAGTCAGCGTGAAGGCGTCTTCTGCTTCAGCCATACGGGTACTCTCCTGCTTACGGACGTGTACCTTGGTATTACCCTTCCGATCGGTCGTTGTCCACGTCTCCTCGGTGGGGGTATACTTCTTTCTACCATCCTCATAGATGGATTTCGGCCCCAAGGTGTAGTCTTTTCGGGCATCAACCATCTCGGGGGACTTAGCTCGGGAGATAAGGGTGGATACGCCATGCTTTCCATCCCCATTGTTCTGGTATTTGTCTTTAAGCTGGGCGATTCCGTTGTCGATTTCGCTCTGCTTGTAGTTAAGCTTGTGCTTTTCTGCATCGATGACAACCATCGAGTGTCTAACAGCTCTGGCAAGCTCGTCCGGAGTGGCTCCTTTGAGCGTCATGTCTGTGATAAGGTTGGTTGTCATTCCCATCTGCTTCTGTTTCATGTCGGGGGTCATAATTTTCATACCCTCCTTGTAGGGGTATGCTTCTTTCGGATCGAATCCTTCCAAACCTTTTAAGGTTTTGGAAGTTTTGATCTTAACCCGGCTATTAACAGGGATGACCAGCGCAGTATCGCCATCGAAATCTGCTCCTGAAAGTTTGTCGGCAACGTTTTTGTTAATGCCAACAGCATCGATTGCATTTCCGATAACTTTACTAGCCTGGGTTCCTCTGTTTCTAACAGTCAGCTCAGGGATTTCGAATGTTCCACCATGGGGGTATCTTATGAGTACAACCCTCTCGCCCTCGTTGTAGTTGGGGGCGTAGATTTCGTTGTCTTTCAGATCGTTGAAAGGCAAGATAACATGCGATGCCTGTCTAGGAAGTGCTGCCGCTTTAAGATGCACGGCCGAAGCATCGCAATCGTCAGAGAATGATTCCAAAAGTTTCTTTTTTACAGTCGGATTGGTCAAGGCGCAAATCTCATCGAACTCTGCTTTCTTCTCGGCATAGGCCAGGTCAAGCTGACGCTTTGCAAGAGAGACATTCTGTTTTGACAAGAACTGCGAGGCCAAGCTTTTAGACCACTCGCCCCAATCGCCTTCTTCATTAACAACATTAATGGCCGACTGCTTAAGATTTCCATCTTTGTCTTTGTAGAAGCGCTGCGCTCTAATAAGAGATTTTTCGTCTTTAATAGAAGCGCCAAATGGATTGTCCGGGTCGTCTTTCATTTTCTTAAAGACTTTGTCATTGGGGGCTCCAACATGTTTATTTGTGTTGTAAATGATGTCCACACCAGGCGGAAAGTCCTTGTCGTCTCCATAGAAGGCCATGCCTTTCATATAATACTGGCCATCCACGGCAATTCGAGCCTGCACGTACTGTGCTTTGCCAAGTGAAATATCATCTACACCTCGACGAAGCTCAATAGTACCATCTTTCTCGAGTCCGCCTTCTTCGTTGTAACGAATCTTGATACGGCTAGAGTCAATGCTAACAGGATCCAGAGAACCAGGTCTAATAGAACCATCCGGCATCTGAATTTTCTGTTCGCCAAGAGCACGAATATCATATTTGTGCTCTTTTAATTCGTTATAGCTGACGTCTTCGGGCGTAAGTACCTGAATTGTTGTTTTGTGATTTGTGCCCATCTGATCGACAAGCACATACTGCACTTTATAACCATCTTCTTCAAGAAGAGCAACCGCGTTCTTCTTTCTGTTGTCGGTTACGCCAAGGTTCAGTTCCGTACCGGCACCGATGTCAACATAACGATTCTCATCAACGAATTTCTTGATAACTTCAGCAGTTTCTCTATTAAGATTCTGCCTCGTTTCGATGTGTTCGTTCAGAAGCGATCTGACTGTTGACTCGTTTACGCCAAGGCGTCGGCCAATCTCAACGTTTGAGTATCCATGTTCTTTGAGTTCACGAACTCTCGAAACCTGATCTGCTCTAACCTCAGCACGAGCATTCGACATCTGTGCTCTGAACTTGGTTGTAGAAATGCCAAAGCCTTTTGCGATTTCAGTATCGCTAAGACCCTGCTTTCTAAGCTCTTCTACTCTAGAATAGAAACTCCTATTTCGCTGGGGGTTCTTGCCGCTGCCCCAGGGGTATCGTCCCGAATGCCTGGGGGTACCGTAGTGAGAAATATCACTTTCCGAATCAGGGATGAACTGTCTCCAACTGTCATCGAGCAAAGAGCTGTTCGCTTTTACGTCATCGTTAAATGCCATCGTTCTGCTCCTTTATCTGTTCGATGATTTTGTCGAAGGTTATGATCTTATCCATGATCGGAAGAATGTCTTCTGCCGTCGGATTACCGATCAAAATATCATCGTTCTGATAGATCCGAAGTTCAGTTTCTATTTCGCCTGGCTTGACATCATATTCAAGACAGAACAGCGATGCGTAGATCTCAAGCTGATGCAAAGACGCCGGAATGGCACCGGTTTTAAGATCGTGGATTCTCAAGAAACCATTTTTGAATGCTATAGCGTCAGCAGTTCCAAAACAGTTCGGAGAATAATAAAGCAGCTGTTCAGGCTGCATCTTGAAACCGATCGCATCGTTCACATACATGCAAATCGTCTTTTTGGATTTTGGTAATTTCTGTCCAAGCTTGATCGCATGGCATGCGAAGTCATGCAGCTCAGTACCCCTTAAAGTGGCAAGTCTATTCTTATAGACGGTGGCTAACTTTTCAGGATCGTAGTTAAGCCAAGAATAGTTGCTAGCTCCAAGAAAGGCGTGTGAGCCTTCAGCGATGTTGTAGTGCTTGTTCCATTGCATTGAGTACGTCCTCCTTGTTTTCTGGGAACACAAACGCAGAGAATGACATGTTGTTCATTTTCTCCACATAGTATTCTTGGTTAGGTCTATAAGCCGCACTCGCGCTTTTCTTAATTTCTAAGGCAGCCCATTTGTCTTTGTATAAAACAATCAAATCGGGAATGCCCTGAATGTAAGTGGGGTCGTTTTTTAATACGATGCTCCCGGGCAGTCGTTCTTCGATCTCTCTAATAAGGCGAGATTGAAATTTACTTTCTAGCATGACGCCTCCTAAAAACGCATAAAAAAAGAGAGAAAGCATCTCTCAAACGAGATATTTTCTCTTCCTCTCTATTATACCCGGTGATTTCTGCGCGATAAAAAAGAAAGCCCATGAAATCGATCATGGGCCAGCTCAAACCTAACTCTTCAAAAAACTCTTTTGATTGAAATCCTTCTTTTGCGCTAATGCCCTCGATATTGCAAGGTCGATGGGTGCTGGCGATTTCAGATAGTAATAGTACAAATCTTTATACTTTGTATTCATCCTATCTATGCGTCCAGCCGCTTGCTCTGTCATACGATAGCTATAACTCTGTGAGAAGAATATCATCGTGTCTGTAGTTATGCAGTTCCAACCTTCTGCTCCGGCAGTGTACTGAACCAGGTACACCCATCGTTCTCCAGTAGGAACCTCAGAATGAACTTCTCCATTCCATTCGCCAATCGGCAGTCCTTCTTCATGTGCTAACGCTCTAAGCGCATTTAGTTCGTAAGTGAAGTTGTAAAATATAATCGCACGTTTGTGCTTTCGAAGCAGCCGTCTTGTTTCTTCTATTCTGGATGGGTCACTGTTAACAACTCTGCGAAGAAGGTAAAACAATTTGCCAGTTTCTCTGATTGGTTCGTTTTCGTATGGGTCCCATCGATCTTTCCATACACGTTTATATAGTGCTTTGTCATAAAGAACCGTAACACGTAATTTGTGTCTTTCCGTTTTGCGTTCGTAATTCATTAGGACCAGAATATCATTCCGGTGACGAATCAGAACACCCTGATTCACATAGTGATCTACTTTTCTGTATTTGCTAAAGCTGGCATAAACAATATGGTTATAAGCAAACTCCGTTTTGTTTTTGTAAAAGCCGTTAGCTATGAACACGGGCATGTAATCAAGCCACGTGTCCCCAGGTGTAGCGCTAAGCAAGATCCACTGGTTCTTTCTTGTTATGTCCAAAAACGCTTTTGTCCAAGCACCGTAGCCGATTACACGTTGCTCGTCAAATATGAAGAAAGCGCCAAACACCTTTTTATACTTCTTAATATTGTTCCACGAATCAACAGTTACTTTTACACCAGCAAGACTGTTTTCTCGTTTCTCGCTTAAACAGAAAGGCACACACTCTTCAGTCCATTCCAGCGAATCTCTCTTTTTCGCTGTTGTTATAATGTAAAGGTCTCTGGGAGCCGTCATAGCCCCCATTGAACCTTTGCCATTTATCTTAAGTTGTCCGCCGCACACTTTGAGATAGTAGTAGGCCAAGGCGGTACGACTTTTACCAGTACCAACGCCACCGACAAGAATTGAGCCGTTCTTAAGCCTGTCTATTGCGGTGATCTGGTGATCGTATAATTCTACCGCCAAATACAACCTCCTTACTCTTCGCCGAATCCGACAGTGTTCTGAGCGGAATCCGGTACGTCGGCGTACTTCTCCTCAAGACGATCCTCAACAACGGTGACATACATAGACTTGACGTAAGCCTTAACGCCGGTCTTTCCGCCCATCTCCCAGTTGTACGGACGAATAATAAGATCAACGTTTTCGATCTCGGCCCAGTCAAGGATGTTGATCTCATCCTCCTCGAGCACATTCTTACCGCGGCTGGTAACCAGAACGATCTTCGGCGGGATGGCTCCAAACATTACGCTAACCTGCAGGTATGCCTGGGGTTTATCACCCTCTTCCTTCGGCTGCAGATACTTGATGTTCCATCCATCACGAGCCAGGGTCTTTGCCAGATCGTCGTCCAGGAACACGCAGAAGTTTCTCTTTCCAGGCGCGTTAAAGCGGCCCTCCTTGCCGGCGAAGTTTCTGAAACCAATTTTTGCATTCTCGATAGTAATATTGCTGTTAACTCTCATATGTGTATCTCCTTTCATTTAAACGGTACTTCATCATTGGGCCACCCCTCCGGGATGTTCATAAAATCCGGAAGGGTGTTGTTAACGAACATATCGAAATCGCCATACTTCATGATCTCTTTCTTTGCATTCTCGCAAAGCTTCTCGTAGTATGAACGATCGATAATGTTCTCATAGTCCATATGGCTCACTTGCTCTGACTCGAGCCAGCGATAACCTTTAGTTCCTGTGGCAGCGTAGTATTTGTCATCTTTTACTCGATACAAAATGCCACCTTCACAGCCAGGTTTGATAGGGCAGAATCTTCCGACTCGTCCAACGAACCGGTAATTGTGCTCCCCTTCGGGCAACGATTCGTTCATATCCAAATATAACGATCCGCTAGTTACCGATTTGGTTTCGCACATGTCGTCGAACACAATCGGCTCCTTGCTGAACAGTTCTTTGAATACGTACGGAATCTGGAACTGTGTTCCGGTTGCGGTCCAAGGATGAGAATGCTTTCCATAATGCTTGGCGTTGTCGCCAGGAATATAACCATACATATCCCGGCAAACTTCAGGATCCTCATACGCAGCAATGTACACGGCGTCATTCACCAAACACATTCTGCTGTATGTGGCCTCATGTTCAAATGTGTAGCCATACTTCTTGGCAAACTCCATGCAGAACTTGATGATCTCATTGTCAGCATCGGGGATCTTGATCGAGTCTGTTTTGATGTGCGCTACTTTGTAACCACGAGCTTTTACTTCGTCTCGCAAAGTCATCATGAACAGAGCGCCCCTAAGAGCCACGATGTTGTTCTTGTTTCTTGGATCTTTGAACGGATTATCAAAGGTGGCCGAAGTATAGCCATACACCGAATTGATGACGATCTTCAGAGCCTGAGCAAGCTGATCTGCCTGATCATCACTTGTAAGATAGGGAGCCAATTTTCCATCAAGCATGCGCCTGGCTGTATCAAGGTCGTGATGCTTGATCGCAATTCTTGCTTTAAGAATATCATTGAACCGATCCGTGTATTCTCCGAACACATTCATGGCAATAATAGAATGCGGATGCAGACTGGCAACATCCAGCAACGCCACATTCCTATGAATTCCAGGTTCAGCATACACATAGCCACCAAACGAAGCGTCTTCGCCGCGGTACATGTTCTTACCATCTTTGAACTCATAACCAGGAAATGTTTCAGAAAGATCGGTGTAAACGAGCTGAGGATGCTTCTCGTTGCCAAATATAATCTTGGTGGTATGCTGTCTAGTCGTGTCGTTGACAGTCATTCCAGACAGCTCAGCCAGGATCTCTCGGGCCACGAAATCCTCTTTACGAGCATGAAAGACCGCTTCGGTTGCGATTACATCGTTATCGCAATATGCTGCGACTTCTTCCCATCGCTCTTCCGGAACCGGCTGATCCCAAGGAATTCCTAATTCCTGATGATGGATGCCAAGCTCGATCTCCCATTTCTTAAGACTCTGCTTCTTGCTGCAAAAATCATACACATCTGCATATGACAGATTGTATGCTTCGCCGAACAGAGCATCGCGCACGCCGTTAACAATCTTCTGTGAGAGCTTATACAACTGTTCGTTCGTATAGCCCATCATCCGAGCATACAGAATATGATTGTCGTACCGGCGATTGTTAAAGCCGACAAGTTTGTACTTGATCAGCGTTTCAATGTCTTCCGGTCTCGGATTGATCATGCGAACGCAGCTTGGCGAGCCTTCATATTTCCAATTTATTAAGAATAAATTAGGAAATACCTCACAGTCAAAAAAGACCACACGATCACAATCATAATTCTCATTGTTGTCGCTTGGCTCTTCGCTTTTAAATTTCATTTTGTCGACAAGTTTCACACAATACTGGGACTGATGCGTACTGTTCAGTGCGAACGTCAACACTGCCTGGCGCATGTCCGTTACGTCGTACGGAATCCCAGCATTTCTTGCGTCCTCGAGTAGAGTGTAAATATAATCTATCGAGGGCTTAGTTGCTCCAAGGTATTCCTTGTTAAGATTCTTCTTAATCATGGAACGGAGCATCATTTCAGACTTAATCCCTTCCCAATTAAGCACCTTTGCCTCTCCTTTCAACGGCAAATTAGAGTTGATGGTCGCGATCTCAAGACTGTTGAACCGAGTGAGTTTACGCCTTAACGCTGCGTTTCCGGTATAAACCTTGATCTCTATGTTGGGTGCATAAATATAATCCAACTTTGTCGCGTCGCCAGCATAGTAATAGTGCAAGTGGATTCCTCCGCCACTCTTACTCAGCTCGGCATAGGTCTTCGGCCATTTGCTGGCCGCTTTCAAGTTTGCCTCGAAATCCTTATTTCCGTCTTTGTCCCTAATATCGAAATCGATAACAATAAGGTTTTCCGGAACTTTAAGATAATGAAGCTCTCTTGTATCCAGATCCGACAAAATTGTTTTTACTTTTGCCCACGGCATAAGAGGCGTGCCATCAGGTTTTGCGTATTGGGCAGGTCTGTCGAAACACACAGCATCCAAATGCGATACCGTCCCATCAAATATCAACCACGACGTAGGTTTCTCCTCTACCGGATTCTCAGCCTCATAAGCGAACTTGTTTTTCAGAAACCCAGTGTATACACGTCGTATCTGCTTCTCACCATCCCAGTATCGATCGTCATACTTTTCGAAATAGTTCTTGAGTTCAACTCGAACATTTTTCATAGACAACGGATAAGGGATACGGGCAAAGTCAACATACTCTTTGTATCTTCGCCAGGCTTCATTCAGAGTTAAATACTCCACATTTTTGAAGTCATCATAGTTGTAGGCAACAAAATCGTAGAAGTCATTCGTTGCGGACATCATGTCCCTGGGAATATAATCTCCGTAATAGTCTTCGCCGAGTTCGTTGTAGACTTCAAGACAGTGGTAAGCAATTGCTCCAAGTTCGAATTTGATCTGGCTCATCAACTCTGTGTATTTCTTGTATGGGATTCTTTTACCAGAAGGGGTCACATCGATAAGTCGTCTAAGTAATCCAGACTTAGCCTCTGTGATCTTCACCGGGGTATTAGTTCCCATAAACAAGAAAGCCTTAAACACCATCGAATACTTTTTCTCGTACTTGGCATTCACTTCCATCGTTTCGTGAGAAACCAGGGAGTTCAGTTTTGTGTTATCCTCGATTCTGTCCAATTTACTGTCGTGCTCTATTGCCACCAGCGGATTGTCCTTGAATGATTCCAACGCAAACGTGCCATTACTGGACGTCAATTCTTTTGATCTGAAGCTCGCCCAATAACCTTGAAAAAGTTCTTGAATAATGTTTAAGACTGTAGATTTACCAGCGCCAGAAGTTCCATACAAAACGATGAACTTCTGAATATGTTTACTATCTCCGGCTACGACCGAACCGATAGCCCACTCGAGCTTCCTCCTTTCGTCAGGCTCGTACAGAGTCTGCATCAATTCTTCGTATGACGAAATATCACCGGGCTCTAACGGATAGTCGAGTCGCTTTGACACATAGTCTTCGCGCTTAACCTCCGTGTTCGAAAACGTCAACTTCTCATCGAGCGGTTTCCAATTATCACGCATCTGCTTCTGACAATACTTGTGCCATTTGTCAATGACATTCGTATCGGCATCACGCATGTACATTCTGGAAATATAAGCCTCTGTGGAAAGCTTGTCTGCGTACTCGTCGATGGCCGTATCGATCATGTCAATTACGTCCTGTTCGTCCGTAGACCACAAGCCACGCTTCTCATCCCAGACTGCATAAAAGTCTCCACCTCGAATCATGAGGTCCTTTGTTCTGGCGTTAACGATGAATTTTGGGTAGACCTCAACTTCATTCTTTTTGGGTGATTTGGTATAAATTTTGAAGAAGTCACTCATTCCATTTTCACCCCTCCTTTTTAGCGCTCTAGACAATTAGACAGAAATTTTGCGAATTTTCTATTCTTTTATAAAAATATTAATTTTTTCTCGCGTTTTATAAAAAATGGGTAAATTTCTGTCTAATTGTCTACTGGAGTTTAATTTTTTAAACTGAAAGTTCACAATTTGTTCACATTTAGTAGACAGAAATTTTTTCTGTCTAGAAAAACTGTCTACAAAATTCATCAAATCACGCCATAATTTTCGTTAATATAGGCACTCATCTGAGCCCAAATTTCCACTTTTCGCTGATCCACCTCTGCGTGTTTCAGTGGATACAGACCGGGTTTTCCGCTCCTGTTGTACCGGCGATCCAGCCACCCTTCGATCAGATCACTTACGGCATCGGCGTCATAATTATCGTCCGGGAAATTTCCAAGACCCAAATTATCAAACATCTCCCAAAACCAACGACTAACCTGCTCATCACCAGCATCGCTCAAGATCGCATCCATCCGACGAGCCAGTCCGATCATTACCTCAAGCATGCTACACGGACGTTCCGCATCAAGATAATAAGTATCGTCTGCAAACTCCTCTCTCAACTCGAGACCATCCGCAGCACGATTGTCGTCGTTGAAATGTTCATCCCAATAGAACGATTTCTCGACCAGCGCATTCAGGGCCAGAAAATAGTCCATACGTTCTGGCACCATGATCAATTCAAACAGCCATCCGCGGTACTTACCCCAGTCGAAAGGCCGCAGTCTACTTCTACACATGTTACCTCCTTATAAATGTAGCTCCTGATAACTGGCATAAACCTTAATAATCTCATAATCGGTTCGGAGCCTGTGGTTACGAATATAAATGTTGTCTTGGCCATTCTGTGTGAACCCACTTTCCAACAGAACACCACCTACCAGATCCTCGGGGCGATCGATCGTTATTTCCTGATCGTCGACCAAAATATCATCATAAATGTAGTAGGTTAATGTCTCAGTTGCATACGTCGGATTCTCACCAAATTCGCTCACATGGATCTCCTCACAAGGTCTGTCTCGATCCTCTTCATCCTCGCGAGTGATCCGTTCTCCAGTTGCGTCCATTTCCTCCTGTTCAGACAAAACATCTTCGCTCGGATGCTCGCTTTCAGCCGGATCCTCTTCCGCATCCGCATACGTCTTCGCTTTATTCCTATACAGCGAAATATCCTGTGCTTGCCTCTCTGCCATATCTACCAGATCTTTCGCTTTTTCAAGCCGCTCGTTGTAATACGCCCGCATCTGAGCTATCTCATCCTGAGAAATTTGCTCATAATACTCTTTGTAATATCCCTTAACGCAAAAAATCGAAATCGCTGTATCCAACGCTAGCAGAACGCCAATTCCCAATACCTGAAAAACGGTTTCTTTATCCATAATCCTCCTTGAGGACCTCCCTCAGCCCGGAAAGAGCCAAGGGAAGTCGTAAATATCTCTAGGTGTGCCTGACAGACAAGTATCCAGGCCGAGTCATATGTTCTCGATAGGTGCGTCGTACAGAATGATTCCATCGACGTTGAAGTCAACAACGCAGGTGGGCTCGTATCCGTTTACGAACCGGGAGTTGTACGGCTGGATAATGTTGAATTTAACCTCGCCGTCGCCCTTGCCCTTAAGCCAACCAACCTGCTTGCTGGCTTTTGTCACAGGGAATCCGGCATCCTTCAGAACATCGTCCAGGAAGACATACCCATAAATATTAAGTTTACGATTAGCGTATTCCTGCACAGTATTCAGGAAATATCTGTTCGCAGTCGGATCGCTGGTATAGTTCGGATTGCAGCTATCAAATATCCGGGCGTACGGACTGAAACCATTTTCTTTGACGTAATCGTCGAAAGACTTCTCATCCGGAACCGTCAGAACAGTCTCAGTGACAACTTTCTCACTGTCCTCCTCTGTTCCAACGGTCACGAATTCCTGAGCTTTCAGGCCGTACATGTACTCCTGATCTTTAACTTCTCCACGATCCAGACGAACTCGCTCACGATACTTCTTGAACTGGTCGTCAAGCGCCGTATAAGCCGCTGCTGCGCCCAAATATAAAGATCTGTACATACCACAAGCCCCAAGCATGCAGCCGATTCCTGTGGCTGTCAGAGCGATTGCAGGGCCATAATTACGGGCCATTTTCACAGTTGTGCCGGCATACAGCTTTACTGTGTCCTGCTGCTTATCCTTGGCTGTATACGGCTCCTCACCCCTCTTCAGATCGCCGTTCTTGCTCTTTTCATACGTGTTCTTGATCCGGATCATTGTGTCCTTATGCTCGTCGAGAATATCATCGACCTTGAGCGTAGCCTTGCAGGCGAACACGGTACCGGCAACTGTGCTGACGACACCAACGCCCATCAGGATCTCCGGAGCGTGCTTTTTGCCAAACAGAACAATTTTTCCGCCAAGTCTTGTGATTTTAGTAAAATTCATATATGTATCTCCTTTTTTGTGTTAGTCTAACGAAATGGCCTTCGGAAGCGTGAGAATATAACCGCCGTGAACTCTGCGCGGCTTTACATTCCTCAGATCATCCTTAAACCATCCATACTTACGATCAGTAAACTCCCCAGTCTTACCAACGGCATCGTAGAATTCACCAACAGAAACCTGACCATACTCTTCTGCGTATTCTGTCAACGCATCAAGTACGCCCGCTGCTTCTCCCATGTTGGCAAACAAGATCTCCTCATAATCGTATACGTCGCCAGATCTTGTAGCAGATTTGCGCTCGTTACGATCACTTCCGGATTTGTAATATGCCGTATAAGACGCCTTCGAACGGTTGGAATCTCTGTTCTTCCTAGCCCCGCCAGTTCCGTACAGAAGTCCCTCAAGAACGCCGTTCAGTGCGTTAAAGACCAGGTCCTTCGCTGTCGGGATAATGATGTCGTGTACAACGTACGACTTGACATCACGAATATCCTCAGCCAGGAAAGTTTCTGCGAATTTCGTACCGAGGGATTTTTTACGAGTCTTGACCTCGGTTGTGGTCAGTTTCTCGATCTTGGGCTTATCCTGTTTCGCCGACGATTCCTCTCGATACTTATCGCTATTCGGTTTTAATTCCATGCGTCGCCCTCCGTATAATATCCGTAAAACGCCAGGTAACTGCCGCAGAACAAGCAGATCAGAACAAATATCCACGGGTTGCTCGAATCTACAAACGCGGCACTAATAAGAAAAAGGAGCGACGCAATACACGCCACCCCATCGAGAATATTATCTATCATCTACTCGCTCCCCAAATAGAATTATAGACGGGTTTCGGTTCGCTGCTATAGTCGAGTACGATCCGTACGACAGTCTGGTTGTCTTCGTTCATGTACGGCTCAAATGAATACTCGACTTTTCCGCAGGGCAAGGCGTCTACGTTCCATCCTATATGCTTTAATCCTTCGACAGCAGGCAAGCCCAGATCTCTCTGGAATTCCGGAACTGTTACGCTGAATTCGTCCTGCAGTTCTCTATTCAGATCATTGAACATTCGCTCAACAAAATTACCGCTGGATCTGAACAGCTGCCCGGTATATTCGAAATAGAACAACTGCTCTCCATGACCGGTGTTAACTATCTTACGTTCGTCAGCCAGCAAGTTTTGCAGTGGGGATTCGGCGATGGACTTGTTCAGATCCGTCGCCTTTTCTAGTCCCAACTTTTCTTTGATCTGATCCTTGTATTCAGCGAATGCCGTTTTTGTCATTTCATATGCAGCACCCATAGTCGCAATGCGCTCTGCAGAAACGCGATTTGACGCAACAACACAACCGATTGCCGCCACGCCAGTAATAGCCGGAACAGCCACCGCAGGAGCTACCGCTGCAACTTTCTCAGCAAGAGGAGCGTCCTTTTTCTCCTCGAGAATATCATTGACTTCCGGTGTTGCCTGAACCGCCTTTACGACCGTAACAACAAACAGGACACAACCCGCTGCAGTCAGGACATTCGGATCGCCGATGAACTTCTTTGCCGTTTTAACAACTTTTGTAATACCAGTAGGAAGTTTGAATCCCATATGCGTATCTCCTTTCAAATATAAAAGTTAATTAGGATCTGATTGCGCCAGCTGCGATCATCGGTTTGTCCAGGAACTCTTCCATCCAATCGCCGACCGTATCGAGCGTGCGGGCTTTCTGACGAACGAACTTGTAGCCCATTTTGGTGCGATCCATTTCTTCAGCGATGTTGAATGCATCGCTTGCAGCATCTGATACCTTATGACTGAATTTGCAAACTGCGCCGCGCAGATCCTCCTTCAACTTTCGTTCTCGTTTCGCGGTGTCGTACCACTTACTGGCATATTCCGCAGCATAAGCGGCTGTTGCACCATCAAGTGCGTCCATCCACATCAGACAATCAAAGCCGGCAAGAATCCAGTTGATTCCTTCTCCATACACGAGGAGGATGCGGTCAACTTTCTTGCGAGCAGCCTTTACGATACTCTTCAGTGTCTTCGGGCTTTCGGGCTGGTCCTCTTCGTCCGGATCAACACCCAGGGAACTCAGGAGCCCTTCTTTTGCTCCTTCGACCTTCGCAGCCTTAATCAGCTCGTATGCGCCTTTAATGAGGCAGACCGCCCCGCCGATCATCAGAACGTATCCAATCGGAGACGATAAGTTAATAATTGCTAAAATACGGGTGACTTTACTCAGCTTCATAAACGTATCTCCTTTCAAGAGAAAAAAAATAAATGTGTGAAAAAAATAGAAAAAGTTAGTCGGGATTCGAACCCGAAATTCTTCAATCGAAGCGTGTTTCCAAAACACTTCTAACTCTTTCTATTATAAGGTCTGCAGTTTTCGCGAATTACCAGTCTGTATCATCGACCGGCACATTGTCGGCATAAATAAGAGGCTTTACGAAATCGTCAGCAAGATCGAGAATCTTCTTACCATATCGCCATGCAACCTCGCGTTCAACGCAGCAACCGTTCGCCTCAGACCATCCAGGCGCCATGATTACCAGATCGGCAAAAGTCATTTTCTGGATCGAGCGTCCAAGACACCAGATCCGAATCTCGTCTTTGGTCATCGTCTTTTCCAGGTCCGGATCAATGACAACCGCCGTCTCAATGAGTTCATACTTTTCCGGATTTAACATGCCGAAGATTTTCAGCTGCTTTTTGCGAATATCAGCCAGGGAATAGCCCTGCATTGGTAAACTAATAAATACTTTCTTTTTCTGTACAGTTGACGAATTGCTCATCTAAACTCCTCCTTACAATCAAGAACCCACGCCAAAAACGCCAAGAAAAACCAAAGGAGCCCTCCAAGACAGAGAGCCCCCATAAAGCACAATAATATCATTACGATCGTTTCCATCACGCCGCCTCAATATAGAACAAATTCTGCTTGTCATCGTACTCCATGGTGGACGCCATAAGAGTCGGATGCTCATGAATAAAGTCAGCAAGAACTGGGTCTATAACCCAAAAATTTCTAATCTGTGAGTTGCGAACAGGCGCTGCGATTTTGTAACCGTCCCGACTTTCCGTGGGCTTAAAGTAGATACGATTGCCACTCATTCCCACAAGAATCCGATCTGCATTCTCGAAACAGAACGCATGCACACCTACGCTGAACCGGAACCGAATTCTCTCGTTTTTTCCGCCCTTACAGTATTTGTATATCGAAATATAAATGTTGTTTTCATCATCGTTAGTAAAACGTGCTTTCTTATTGTTAATCCAATAAATCTTCATGCTCATTCTCATTTTCCTCTTTTCTTAAATATAAGTTGCACGGCATGGTAGTATGATTTACAAATGAATTCCACTTAGGGCAATAGTACATCGGAGCGGTTACCATATTGCGTGGTACACAGTATACGCATGTCCCGCAGAATCTGAATTCATTCATGCAAACCTGATCTTTCCCCAGAGAACGTATATAACGCTCTCCAGGCCGTCATAATCGATGATCATCCAGTCGGTAGCCTCATCTGGAATCTCAACGATTCCGACGTCGGAATACTCATCTTTCAAAGAACCATCGCCGAATTTCTGGAGATAGTCCTCAAGCGCAGTAATCAACCTAGGGTCTGAGCGATCCCACGCTTGTAAATCTTTGGGCATCTGTGCTGCAACCTGATCCGGAACACCAAATCCGCCAAAACATTTGTTAATCGCGATCTTCATGCTAACTTTCCTCTTTTCTTAAATATAAATAGCACGTGTCGGTTTTGATAGGATTCACAAACGAACGCCATTGTGTGCAATAATATACCGGAGCGGTTAAAATCACGCTTGGTACACAGTGCACACATGATCCGCAACATCTTAAGTTATTCATTGTCAAGAACCGTGTAAATCACGGCCAGGATCACCAGCAATACCACAGTTACTTGAAACACCATAAATATCAATCCCCCGTATAAAACCAAAGCTTGCCAAAGTATTCCTTGGCCATTCTGTAGGTATCTTCGTCGATCAAACCGTCGTCCAACGCCTTCCCGAACGCCTGAGCTCTCGACATCTGAATCGGATACTTGTTGTATATCATGTCAAACCGCCAATACATCTCGTTAAAATCAATCATTTCTTATTCTCCTCGTAATTTACAGGCTTTCTGCTGTTGACGTTGAAAGGATAAGTCAAGCACTCCTCACAAGGGTCGTCGTTCTCGCTGACGTCCTTGTGCTTGCACTTGTCGCAATAAATATCAAAGCGAACCTCGTGATTGATCAGTTCCATCGTTCGCACCTCCATTCTTTTTATGAAAACACTCAATCGGTCTAATGGCATGAACGCACTGTCGGAGCACGCACAAGTCATAGCTGTCGGTAGCATGCATACATAAGCCACAGCTTTCGAAATTCGGATCTACCCGTATTTCCAAAAGACGAGGCATCAGACCGTCGCCTTTATTGCGCTTCGGATCGGGGGTCATTAAATCGTTTTTGATTCTCTGAATAGCTAATTCGATACTGGCATCATCCGGTCTCATAAATATCAATCCTCCTCACGGATTCATTAATAACAGCTTTCTTCTTTTTTGACTTCGGCCCCGCTAACGCCATTGCAGCGAATAGCGAATTTAAGCCCTTCGATCATGCCCTTGTTATAAGACATCTCATCCCTCATCCAATCAGCATGTCTTTCGAGTTTTTCGTACCTGTCCTTGAACCGCTCCAGTTCTCTTCTCAGCGCATCCATTTCTGCGTTTACATCCACCATTACGTTTTCGCTCATGTTCAGTCCTCCTCAAAATACTCAGGTCTATCTGTTTCGGGGTTGATTGGCTCGTACAGGCAATCACAGCATGGCATACCTTCCGGATAATGATTCCAGTACATGCAATCTTTACAGTGCTTTTCCCACCGCTCTTCCTGCATTACGATGCTCAGATCACTCATTGCGCTCATGCGATCACCTCCCCTTAAGAGTTAACAGCCTCGTTACATCTTTCTCCGTGTGGCCATCCCAATGACGAGCCTTCTTGAGCTCTCGGCATTTGAAAATATCATAGTACTTGGCTTCGTAATGGTATGTATAGCTGCCGGCTGGTGTGTCAATACCGACGATAAACCACCCTCCTCCGAAGCATGGCTCGCCGTCTTCATGGCACCAGGACTTCCACGCAAGATCGCTGTTCTGCTTTACGATCGTCGCAAACAGAATCATTCGCTGGTAATATAAACCGTTAAAAGTGTGGTATCCGTCGGAAAGTTCTCCGATTTCATCCACCCCGGCAATCATACAGATCGCTTCTTGTCTTTTAGCTTCTGAATCAACGATAAAAGTATCAGTCATTGTTCTTTACTCCTCCAATCATGTAAACGCAGGATCCAAAGCGAGTTCGTAGTAACGAATGTCATAAAATTGTCCTGCGAGATTTGAAAATCTATAACGATCGTTTTCAAGTAAATATTCTTTAGTCGGCATGTCTATGCGATACTCGTCGCTAATGTTTTCTAAAATATCAATAATGAAATCAACCGCCTTGACTTTCGCCGTGAAAGCTCCAATAGGAACCACGAAGTCATGCCCGGTAAGACCAAACGTGACCACCCACACTCGCGCATCAGTCATGATTTTCCTCCTTGATCCACTTCCGGAAAACATTATTATAGTTGCCCTTGTTGCCGAGAACCTTCTTCATGTAGCAAAGGGCCAGTCCGGTCTCCTTGCTATATGTGTCATTAGGACCGCACTTAACAACCGTCTTAGTTCCGTCCTTCCAGTAAACGATCGTAGCCGGATCGTGGAAGATTACCTTGTCGATCGTCGCGTCTCTTACCACGCAAGAGTTTTTACAAGAATAATAAGGTTTGTTGTCGGCATATCTCAGAGCCTCACCTACAGTCATATCTACTCGTCCCTCCTTGATCCACTTCTTGAAACGCGTTATGTCGTAGTTCTTGTTGATACACTTATAACCCTCTGGCGATGTCCACTTTTCTGCCAAATCGGAAATAACGATCTTATCCGAGTACATCTTCATTTTTGAATTCTCGGTGAATATCCAATCCTTAGTCATCTGTTCAAGCGGTTCGGGCACATACAAGGAAACGCCAAGAATTCTAAATACATCGCGCAACGGGACCTTACCATTCCACACCACCATTTCGTCGCAGATCCGATTAAACATACTAGACCCACCAGAACCGGAAACGTCGATGTTGCTAATCGTGATGTTATGCGTGAAGCTATCGCATGTCTGATTAATTGTAAAACGAGGTGCCATATCACTTAACCCTCCATGTATTTCTATCAACGAAGTCTTCAAGATCATAGTTACGCCGCGCAGAATCCTTGAAAATGCAATTGAGAATATACTTCTCCAGGGACTTGCAGAACGTCATTGACAACTGATCACCAAAGCCGGAATTGTTGCATACCGAATTCAGCGTTACAAAGTACCGGGCTTCAAACAGCATTGCTTTTTCGATCGTCGCCTGAATATAAATCATCTTTCCAGGCACAACCATCTCTTTGTCCGGATCATCGATGACAACCGTAACCGGAACGGTCAACCGGTAATCCAGATTCGACAACAGTCCCCGGTAAAACAGATCCCAGATCTCCTGTTCATGATCAGCTCTCAGTTCCTCAATGTCTAAAATATCCAGCATTATTAATCCTCCTCTTCATCGTCTTCGAAATGGCACAGTTCGGGTAAAAAAATAGAGGCGGCCGTTTTTGCCTCCTCTAAAGTTCTATAACCTCCATATGATTCGATTTCTTTTCTCGGACAAAGGAACGCTTTTTCGGCACGTGCCTTTGCGTGGTCCGCAGAATAACCGCTCACCAGTTTCACGATCGGCATGTTATGAACGTCGATCAGTTTCAATACCCAAATGTAAGTACGACTACTCACTCTTCCTCCTCCAGAACTTTAACGATCTGATCTCGCAAGCTATAGAACTCGGTACCATAAATGTTTTCAGGGTCATACACCTGAGCTTTTTCCGGATTTGGAATATAGATTTCCTTGTCATCCAGATAGTCCTCAAAAATTCCAAGGATCGAACCAGCCTTTATAGTCGCATCAGCTTTTGTAGGCGGTTTCAGCGTCTCCCGGAGATGTCCAAACTCCTGGTGCAGCTGCTTACAAATCGCCTTTGTCTGGTTGTCGATTGCCTTCGTAATCTGGTTGTAGTTATCTGCCATTTTTATTCCTCCTTTAACCATGACCATTTGAGTCGTATAGCATCTATTCGCTGTTTGTCTTCGTCAGACGGATATACGAGTACCGTTTCACCCATCGATGGGAATTTAAACCCCTTGTTGGTACAGAAGTAGTGTATGTTAACAAGATCCTTGAACTTGATACATCCTCGATACACGTGCTCTCTGCATGATTTAACGTCAAGCCCAAGGATCTCAGCCAGAAGGTCATACGGGATTCCATTTCGGTATATAAAGTCCCTGAAAATATCCCTGGCCTGATCCGATTTGTACTTTTTCCGCTCCGGATCGAAAATAAACGGATTGTAATTGGCCATTTCACACCGCCTTTCTCGCCGCTCGGCGCATATGATCGACAAAGGTTTCCGGGCTGTCTAAGAGACCGTGAGTGAATATAGATCTCTTCGCCTCGTCTTCAATCTTGTCCAATTGATCGAGTGCGCCCAACAGTTCTTCGTCGAGACTCGTGGCACAAATATCAATCTTTTCGATCGACTTGTTATAAGCCCGATGAGAACACCAGGAAGCCCTGGAAGTTCGTTCTTTGGCCTTTTTCCAGTGGTCGAGTTCCTGTAAGACGGATTTAAGTTCTCCGTCCCAGAAATCGGCTTTTTTCTGCCAAAGCATATAGTCGTGGACCGTAGCTTCTCCGATCGCGGCCAAAAGAGCGGTGACGCCATCCTCGTCGTAAGTTTTCGGTTTTTCACAAACCGGATTCCAGTTCTGAGTCTGGTACGCCTTTCTGCACTCGTATCGTGTTGGCATCGCCGACGTCACCGTCCAGCAGTTATCGCATTTGAGCAGAACATAGCCTGGAATGTACATCGATTTCTCGAAATGCATCTGGCTTTTTCCGCACACAGGACATCTATGCCCGTGGTTCCTGGTCGGCAGTACGTAGTTGCGATCGTTTTCGATTCGTTTACGCAGAATATCCGCCGTGTTGTAGATCGCTACTGGTGGCTTATTGGCTGCAACTTTCGGGGTTTTTACCATTAATGCAAATCTGCTCTTCACCCTTTTTCCCATGTTGCCCTCCTTTAATTATGCAAATTCGATAGTTCGCACTGGAACACCAAGTCTGGCTGCTAAAATTTCACGTGCTTTCTTTTTAGAATCAGCCGACACGTAATAGAACTCCATCGTTATAGAACAGAATAACTTGTACCTGAACATGTTGCCCTCCTTTACTTAAACAAAGCGTACCCAATTACCCATGCGAGGACAATCGGCCACGCTATTGTTACGATAATGTCGGTTATGAGCATGGTGTTCGCATGTTCTATAGCCCATTGCTCACCGTTGTCTTTCCAGGCACTCTCTATCGCATCTTTCACAAAAATTTCCCTGAAAATCAGAGCGCTAAGAATATAAATCAGAATGTGGAACATGTGCTTTCCCTTCCTGTGTTCGGTTGATCAATATCGTATTCGGTAATAACGTATGCTATTATGTGGCCAAATTCGTCTGTCCACTCGAAACCGTGCTGAAGATAAACGTCGTCTTTTGACGGCATACTAAAAAGAGGCTCATTATACTTATGTTTTGCTTCAAGTATATTGGCGAGTTGACGGAGGACGTAATTCACCGCGTTCTCCTCCGAACTGAAAACGGCTGCCAATGCGCTCGAGTCGTTGTTGTACCAGTTACCCATGCAGGCATCGTTGGAATGCCACTCTGTTAAAACAGGCCACACTTTTTTCGTTTCGCTCATTTTACTTGCCCTCCTTATAAACATGAAGCGGTTGATCAACGTCGCATTCGGTAATAGTAAGGGCACACGTTGCGTGCCATCCGTTGTCCCACTCGAAACCGTGCTTAGAATAAACGTCGTCTTTTGACGGCATGCTAAAAAGATGCTCATCATACTTAGCGTTTTCTTCAAGTATATCGGCAAGCCGACTGAGGACGTAATCCACCGCGTTTTCTTCTGAGCTGAAAACACCTTCCGCGCTGCTTTCGCTTTCGCCTTCGTCGTAACATTCTTCAGTTACCAGCCATACTTTTTTCGTTTCGCTCATTCACTTATCCTCCTTGGCAAAAAAAAAAATATAGAAACAGATTCTATCGGCCTTCGAAGCCGAGTCTCCTGTTTCCAGGCGGTCTACCATTAGTCCTATTCTGTGAGGTGCTCCCACTCAAATCCGTTTCCTATTATAGGATTAGAGTTTTCCGCGATTCCTCGATCTGAGTCTTTGCGTCCTCAACGCTTTTCGTCAGAGTCTCGCACAGCATGTTCATCATTTCAGTCGCCATGCTGAGGCCATCCGTGTAGCCAATAGAATATCCGGCAGCAAAGCCAATCGCCAGCCCAACAACCGCGGCAATACCAGCAATCATAGAATTCCTCCTAAAAAATCAGAGGAGCTGTAAAGCTCCTCCTACAAACTGGTCAACTAGTTACTGCTGGAGTTCAGAAGTTGTTTCTAATCTCCAAAATACCGTACGCCGCTAACCAGACTCCATACCCGGCTGTTAGTACGCCAGCCAGAGTGGTTAACACGTTACCGACAAATTCCATATCGATCTTCATAATTTCTTCCTCCTAATAAAATAGTTTTCAGTTCTACTATACCTGTTGAAAAAATCGCGAGAAAAAAAAAGAGGAGCCTCTGATTTGAGACTCCTCGGTCGTAACCTGTTTTTGCGATCATTTATCGTGCTTCTCCAGTACTTTAAAAATGACGTAAATACAGATTACGACAATCAAAATATCAACCATATAGCTTCCTCCTTTTCTTTCTTAAACATTTCATAGTTCTATTAAGAGCCATGAAATCCCCGCGACTAGAAGGATTTCTCCCAAGGCTCCGGTTTTATCGGCCTCATGTCCAACGCCCACATGAGCCTACGAACATCCTTGGTAGGATAGATGTTATCTGTCGCTGGGGCAGCTATGGCTTCGAAATAGTCCTGGAAATGCGGGTTTTCGTAAATATCATTGGCCAAACACGGATCTAATGGACCGTACCACATGACCTTTACGTTCGGATTGAAGTGCTTCTGGACAACAGCCAATCCTTTATTGCCTTCTTTGAACAGAGTACAGGCGTCGTACAGCACGTGGTTACAAGCATACACTTCTCCATGCCGTAACGGTTCAATACGCCCCTCGTAATATTTCACAAAATCACCTCCCGGGAAAAATTCAGAGGCCATGTTTCCATGACCCCTCTTAAATCACCTCCTTAGAGTTTTGTCTCCAATTACTCTGCTTCTTCCTTTTCTGCCGGTTCGGCCGGTGCTGCAGAGGTCGGATCTCCGCTCTCGTAATCGTATTCAGAAGCTCCAGGATGTCCCCCCAAAGCCTCCAATACAGACTTACCGCCGATTGCTACCAGGGCTCCAGCCCCAACAGCAACAGCGTATTTGCCTGCTTTTGTCAGCTTCGGGTGTTTCTCCCCGAAGTTCCGAATGCGATCCTTAAGACGGATCTTCTCCTTCTTCTCTGCTTCCGGTGTCTCCGGAACAGTATTGTTGTTCTCATTTACGTTAGCATTGTTGTTTTTGTTGTTAGACATATCACATTCCTCCATAAAATATTGTGATTTATTTAGTTCTACTATAGTTGTTGAAAAAATCGCGAAAATTCAGAGGGAATGTATTTCTACAAACCCTCCAGTCGATAATTACTTTTTGCCCCATTTACTGGCAACAAGTTTACCGACAGTGCTCCTGATGCTTCCGGTTTCCTCGAAATTCAGCATCTCACTGAACTCCCAGACACCGATCGCGCCGGTAAAGAACGCGCCCACGACCGTAGCTCCGGTCTTGATGTAATCCAAAACCGTTCTCTTCTGCTCAAGGTAGCGTTCAAATTCAGATTTCTCTTCATCCATCTGCCTTTGAAGTTCTTTCGCCTGAGCTTCGAGATCAAGTTTCTTCTCCTCAATCCGAAGTTTGTGCAGTTCGCAGACACGGTTGAATGTCTCCATATCCGCGTCAGTGCCGAGAGTTTCGTCCATGTTGATACGATGATACTCCCCGAGTAATTCCTCGAGCATTTCCTCTCCTGTCTTCTTGCTGTTTTCTTCCATAGGTTTTCCTCCTTTTTTCATTATCTATTAAACGCTATGAAAAAAGCGCGTGATAACAAAATATCAGCAGACATTGTCGCGTGCGTACGGTAAAAAAAGAAGAGGAGCTGTAAAAGTCTCCTCTTCCGGTTCCATCAGTTATCCACCTGGATGAATACACGCAACGGAACAATTAATCTATTTTCAAGATCAATTGCCGCCACGGTTGCTTCAACCAGACGTACAACGTCCTCAACCGGTTCGATCTTCCAGTTCTTCTCTTCTTCCAGATCTTTTTTGTACTCCATCATAAGTTCTTCATTCGTCATAATAATATACCTCCAAATAATATACTTATTAGATACTTAATAATCTTTCTACTATACCATTGGAAGATATCGCGAGAAAAAGAAAGGAGAAGCTGCAATTCCTGCAACCTCTCCGATTCTTCTAGTTTTTGAACAAACCTACAATCCATTTGATGAGGGACACCACGCCCCACACCAATAGCACGCATACTATTATATCACCGAATAATCCCAAGAACCCCAGCGCTGCCAGGATTGCTGCAACTATCACGATGCCAATACAAACGCACAAAAGTGTAAATAAAATCATAATATTTCCTCCTTCAAATAAATTGTTTTGGTTTCTACTATACCGTCGGAAGTTTTTGCGAAAAAACGGAGGGAATGTATTTCTACAAACCCTCCTTTCGACCGTTAACTGTCGGCCCTATTTCTCCTTTCTTCACGCTCCTTCAGGTTCTTTTTCAGCCACTCATCGGTGGAGTCTCCTCCATAGAGCAGCGCGTATGCCACCATTACAAAACCGGTAAGCACGCCGCCGATCACGGAAGCGCCAGTCCACGCGATAAAAGCAATTACCTTTACCACAAGCAACGCCATCTTTTTGATGATTTCCATATAGGTTCCTCCTTCAAAAAATGTTAACAGTTCTACTATACCGTCGGAAATTTTTGCGAAAAAAAAGAAAGGCCAACTAAAACCCTTCTCACCGTTCCCAGCCGGACTAGTGACGACCCGTAGTCGACACCCTTCTCACCGATCTCTGACGGACTAGTTTTAGTTATAGCCTTTCTCTAATATAGACGTTGAAATTTTAGCGATCTTTACTTAACAGCCAGAAGAATTTCCTATATCGATCGTAATACATGTCCTTTCCACACGGGATCTTATACGCCATTTCCAGAACCGTAAACGACAAATCCTCTGTAACAGCCTTCAAAATATAAGGAAACAGGTCTGCATCAGCTCCCAAAGCCGCCTGTTCGACCAGTTTCATCCGGCCAAGGAGCACCTGTCTGCGTACTGCGGCTTCGCCAGTAGGATCTGAGACTTGTCCAGTTTTTCCTTCCTGGGAAATTTTCGGACTTGAAAGATAAGGAGCAGTGTCCAGAAGTTCTTTTCGCCACTCAGGATACTGCAAACAGAAGTGTTTTAGTTCGTAATATCTATGTTTGCTGATGTGATACGGGTTCTTCTTCGATAGTGTCGGTCGTACTGTGCTCATGTTCTCTCCATTCTGTAAATATAACGTCAAGTATGGTCGTTGCCAGCAGCTCCTGATCGGTCAGACTTATGCTATCTAAGTCGATCATGCTCCAACTCCTCCAAAGCACGGAAAATATGTGCCTTTGTACGTTCTTTAGCCTTCTCACTCTCGAATTTCTTCTTGCCATTCAGCACCATACACAAATACGGAGATGTGTAATCGCACTGATTAGCCAGCATTGTTTGGGTGATTCTGCATCTGTGCATGCGTCCTACAACTTCTGCAGTCCACTCCTCGTTTAATGGTTGCTTCATAACTATCCCTCCTACGCAAAGTATTAGTCAGTTGAAATACTTTAGCCGGCGGAATATAATTTAATTGCGAACTATGTTCCACGAGGTCCTATGATGTTGCCGCATCTGGGGCCTCGCTTTTCTGCTAAACTAATTCAACCAAACACAGTATAATCCCTGAATACGTACCAATTCAAGAACAAATGTTCGAGTTGAAAAACTTAAAGTGAAAAAAAAATAGAAGGTGAGCCACGCTACTGCTTTCACATGAAGAGCGGGATTTTCACCAATTGGTTTGTTTCAACCACGCCATCTCATCGTTCTCATGTCCCGACTTTGGATGTCTTAAGGGTCTTCATGTTTACCTTCTACTATAACTAATGAAAAATCGGCGAAAAAAAATGAGCCGCTGTTACACGGCTCCATATCGTTTTTACACCCTCATATATTCGTATGCCTCTACACATGCGAGATTTATTGAGATTCCATAACCTTTTTCCTGGTCAATGATCACCAAGAAGCCAACGCCACCCTCAGCCGTAGTGCTAACGGTGAGATTGCCTTCAAAGTTCTTAACATCACCACTTGTCATCGTTACCCAAATCTTAATTTTTTCACACACTTGCAACTTCCTCCTTGAATTTAAAAACTTTCTACTATATCGGAGGAAAAATAAGCGAAAAAAGAAGAGTCCATGTTAGGACTCCTCCTCACCCATACTTTCTTTCCAAGTTAATACCACTACTTCTTCATGATCAATACCCTCGCAGACGTCGATCTGATACCGGATTCCACGTCCATTAAGACGCTTAATCTGATAAGCAAGATCTATCGCATTGGTATATACAGCACTCATAAACATAATAATACCTCCTATAAATTAAAGTTTAGTTTCTACTATACCAATGGAAGTTGTCGCGAGGAGGTGTTAGAATATCAATCAGGAGGTACTGACGAATGAGATACAACAACGAACAAGCGGTAGTATATGCACGGTACTCGTCACACAATCAGACTGAGCAATCTATCGAAGGTCAGCTCGCAGCAGCAAGAGAATATGCGAACAAGCACGATTACACGATCGTACACGAATACTGTGATCGAGCTAAGACCGGAACCAACGACAATCGAGAAGCCTTTCAGCAGATGCTCTCGGATTGTGCAAAGAAACAGTTCACTGTAATTCTGGTTTGGAAGATTGACCGATTTGGTCGGAACAGAGAAGAGATAGCCTTTAACAAATATAAAGCTCGTAAGAACGGAGTGCGCGTAGAGTACGTAGCTGAGAATATACCAGACAGTCCGGAAGGTGTGATCCTGGAATCTGTCATGGAAGGAATGGCCGAATACTATTCTCTTCAGCTCTCTCAGAACGTGAAGCGTGGTCTACTCGAATCAGCTAAGAAGCACCAGGTCGTATGCGGTAATCTCCCTCTTGGCTATGACGCTGGTCCGAACAAAGAATATGTCATTAACCAAGCTGAGGCTGAAATCGTTAAGAGAATATACGATCTGTACGCTGCCGGTCACACGAAAGCAGAAGTGGCTGAGGCAATTAATAACGCTGGCTACAGAACCAGGACAGGCGGTAAGTTCACGCATGATGGTCTGACCAGGATTCTGAAGAATGAGCGCTATACCGGAACGTACATTTACAAAGACGTGATTCGGGATGAAAACGCGATCCCGGCAATAATATCAAAGGAGAAATTCGATCAAGTGCAAAAGATGCTGTCCTATAACCACAAGCGAGCTAACAACAAATGGAATTACGCCGATTACTTGCTAACAGATAAGCTCCATTGTGGCTGCTGTGGAGGTTCCATGTTCGGTAGAAGCGGGCACAGCAAGACCGGAGCCAAATATAACTATTACGTCTGCACCAATCAATACCTGAAGAAGGGTTGTACACGCAAAGCAATTCGCCAGGATGTACTGGACGAATACGTGCTCGACAGACTTCAGATCCTGATTGCTGACGACGCAATGATAGATTACATAACGGACGTGACGTACAACTACTACATCACGCACGATCAGAGTAGACGCGACATAGAGGCTCTTGAGGCAAGACTCCACAACGTAGAAGGAGCCATAGCAAATATCATTCGGAGCATAGAGGAAGGTCTGCCCTATTCAGCTGTTAAACGACGCATGGAAGAATTGAACGAAGAGAAGGAAGAACTCGAAAAAAAGATAGCCGATGTAAATATCAAGAGCGGCATCCGGATCGAGAGAGATTACATTTACAATTTCCTGAAGAGTTTCCAGAGAATGGACATTAAAAACGATAAGATTCGGATGAGACTTGTAGACGTGTTTGTGAACGCTATTTACGTGTATGAGGACAAAGTCACGGTAGCGCTCAACTATTCAAGCAACAAGAACGAAATATCAATTGATGACATAAAAGAAGCCTCACAAGCCGAGACTAGTGTTCGACCTGTGAGGACTAACCAGGGCTTTGTAATCGCAGCGCGAACTCTGGTGTGTAAGAATGTTCTCATACTTGAGTGTGAGTGGTGAATTATATAGGATCAGTAGATACAGGTTCCGACGCATCAGCCCATTATAACAGTACCGGTGCTCACCTCATATGTCAAAACTGTATTGGTACCAAAAACCAGATCAAGAAAGCCCTCGTTTTCTAATTTATTGACGCCAAAGATCTCCGCTGTTGAAACCCATTCGCCAGACGAATCGACGACCACGATCATGGCATTTAACAGATCTGTCACGCTAAGATTCGGTTCGATCGGTTCAAAGGTCGGTTTATTGCTTTCACCACCCATAACCCCATTGATCACGATACCACTGCCGGAACCGCCACCATTCTCATCGACATACTTCTTATTAGCAAGATGCTGCTTTTTAGTTGGTTTCCACATCGTGAATCACTACCTCCAATGTCATTAATTTATTTCGTTCTATTACATCCAGATCCGACTCGAGTTCCAGTGTGCAGAGGTCTTTAGTCGGATCTGAATGGTTGATCACGAATCTGCCATCATAATGTGCTGCTCTTCTCTTCCTAAATATAAAGGATAGAACGCACCCGACAGCAAACCCGCAGATCGCTGAGATGATTATGTATAAGGTTGTCATCATTTTATCCCACCTGAAGACGAATCCTCCGAAACCGCCCCCGTGGAAGGGTCGTATATTAAAGTCCCGTTGTTTTCTGTGGTAAGGTAATAACCCGTAGCATCCAACCTACACTGAGAAACAGGGCTCCTTGAGACCGTACCCGCAGAGGCGTCTATCACTATCATGTCAGCCAGAACTAGCTGATAGCCGTCAAGATTTGGCTCGATGGGTTCGTATTCATCAGTACCATCTGCTTTTACAGTTCCTCTGATCACAATGCGGGAATCCGAGGATGATCCTCCCTCAGAGCTCTCACATCCGCCCTTTGTCTGGAGCTGCCATTTATTCCGCGGTTTCCACATCGGCTGCTACCTCCGCTTTCTTCTTACGAGTTTTCTTAACGGGCTTTTCTTCGACAGGAATATCAATAGCCTTAGCTACTGGATTGGCGATCTCCTCGACCTCTCCACGTCCGCCGCATACAGGGCAGCGCTTAAAGCCACCTACTCCGGATCCTTTGACCTGAAGATAGCCGTTTCCACCACATTTTTCACAAATATAAAGCTGTTTCATTTTGTTCCCCTATAAAAAGTTCCCCCAAAATCTCATCCGGGGAAAATTTCAGATTCAAAATATCAATTGGCTGAACTCGTATAAAGCTTGGGCATCATCGGCCCTACGAAACACGGAGCCAGCGCTTCAATTAGTTTACTTCCGGCACGTTTTTAAAGTTCGGCATCGCACGCTGCGGGTTTTAATAATGGTTTTTGCGGAGTGAACCGTCGGTTAATGTGACGGTGCAGCGCGGCCTATGAAACACTGTCCGGCATTAAGTTTCAAAATATCAAGACTTCTTGAGGGAAGCTTTGAACGAAATAATCGGCTTACCGAAGACACCAGCTGTATTGTCGCCGTCTCCATTCTCCCAATTCGTGTCGTGGATCGCACTGTAGAATCGGGAATTGCCTACTCCTTTTACCTGATAGACAGCATCGTAATAGACGCCATTGGTCTTTGAAATATCAGTCTTGTAGTAGATCTGGATGGCGTCAATCGGATGGATGTCGTCACCAGCGTAGCCGTTTTTGAAGTCGGCCCAGCTGTTACCGGTTACTTTTGGCAGCCACTTACCGGCCGTCGTATGAACTCGGTACTCAATTGAGCCTGTATTTACTCCTATTTTGATTCCAACAATGGCGTCGTTCAGATGCTCAGCCGGAAATCCATTGCCAGTGTCGGAAACGATCCCGTGATGCAGCGTCTTAATGCCATACGTAATCTTAGGAGTAGTTGTTACTTTCGGAGATGTGTTAGTTGTGGCTTCAGCTCCACCGAATCTGAGAATACAGTTCCACGGATAGTTGTAATATGCACAGAACCCAATTTCTCTTCCGGTCTGATCGCCTGGGGTTCCGCCGGTAACGCCGCCCCTCTCGTTGATCGAGGCCTGAACCAGCCGACTTGAACTGACTGCCATAGCTGTATGGTTGACATCATTCAGCAGAACGTCGCCTCGCTTGAGTCCACGACCTGTAGTCAGATCAACAGACGCGGTCACATCTTTGAAACCGTTGGACAGGAACACCCGTCTCATATTTCCAGTGTATGTGGCGCCGGCCGTCCTGACCTTAACGCCAGCCTGTTCCCAAGCGGAAATAACCATAGAGCTGCAGTCGTAATCGCCACGTTCATTCCACCTGAACTGCTGATCGTAGCCGTGGGAATTATCATTGGCGATCCGCTCCATCCACTCGATAGCCTTGTCGACCACGGTGGCTTTTGTCTCGACCTTGGAATTAACTTTAGATCCGGTTGTCGAGGTTCCCTTCCATAGTCTCTTGTAGAAATATGAGAGGTCGATTCCACGAGCGAATCCTTTGATAATGCCGGTCGATGTGTACTGCCAAGCCTCATACGGGACGTTGACTTTCGGTTTGATCGAACTGTACCGGGCGATCCACAGCGGATAAGCAGAATATCCAGACATGAAGCTATTGAAGTAGCTCTCGTATGTATAGACGCCTACTCTGTAGCCAGCCTTAGCAATGATCGGACAGAAGACATTAGCCATTGCGACAGCGCAACGTCCGTAAGCAGCCTCCTCCAGATCGTAATATACGCACCAGGGCTTGTGGCCTTTGATCAGTCTCAGCACATGAGCCGCCTCACTTTTAGCCATATCGGCAGTGTAGGCGTAACTATACAAATATACAGCGTACGGAATGCCGTATTTCTCGCAAGCCTCTACGTTTCTCAGCCACTGATCGTCGTCCTGACTGGCTTCGTCATTACCATACCCGCAACGCAGGATAATAGCATGAAAAGCACCAGTTCTGAATTGTGCGGCAACGGTTTCCCAGTCAACTTTGCCCTGGGCGTAACTGATGTCCGGAACAATATAAGTAGCCATGGTTAATCCAGGTCTCCTTCTTTATTGTACTTCTGTCTTGACCACTCGATGAATACGCCGAGCAGCGAATCAATCAGGGTGATAACCAGAAGAATTGCGGTTGCATCAAATCCATAATGCTGCGCGAGAGCCGTAACGAAAGATGTAATCGGCACAATACACAGCGCGATCAGCCGAAGCAGATCGTATACTTTATCGTTCATGATCATCCCGCACTACCTCCGTTATCCGCGCGGTCTATAAGTGGCAATACCTGTCTCCGGATCATACGTGAAAATGCGCATTATCCCATCACTAACAAACAAGCGGCACTGAATCGTCGTGTCATTGTCCATCTTTTCAGCGCAAATGACGGGGGCAACGGCAGTTATTGCCGGAGAGTAGTCATCGCTATCTTTTGTAATGTGTGTTACGATGGCCCCAACAAGATCTTCAACGCCAAGGCCCTTCCGGATCTGGCACTCGTACTGCTCTTTGGTCCAATCAAACACTAAAGTATAATCGCCGGTTTCTCTTCTGAGTCTCATAATGTCAATCCTCCTTAATTGGAAGCTTCTCAACTTCCTGCATGAGTTTTTCACAAGTTCCATTCCCGCCCATAGCTCTGTATGGTTCGTATAGGTACTTTCGTAGTTCTCCATACTCGGTCCGGCCAATGTAGCCGTTATGAATATGTCGTGCGCAGAGATCGCATATCTTGCCGTAAGCGAGTCCCATAAGCAGACGACTCTCAGCAGATTTCTCTCTGTCTTTCTGTTGTGCTTTGTAGATCACATACTGCCAGAATCCTGAACTGGCAAATATAACTACTACGATTCCGAGGATTTGAATGAATGCATCCAACGGATCTCCTCCTTAAACTATTTTCTCTCAATAGCGTCTCCTAACGAGACAGAGCTAACCTTTGCCCAGGATCCGCCGTTTTTCTGATACATCTGATCGGATGTTAAAGACCAACCAGAAGCATTACCAACAAAATTCGCTGTGTACTGCGGTTCCGTTTCATACTCAACGGTCAGCGTGGCTCCAGCGATAAGGCCACCGTAATATCCAACGGTCATGCGTAGAATCAATTCATCAAGCTCGGCTCTAGTCCACGATCCAGTAGTAAGCGTGTAAATCGCATTGCTGGTTCCACTGGCCGTTGAAGCTTCGCCCTTTGCAGTACTTCCAGAATATAACTGGAACGTGCAGACGGATCTAGACGCGTTCTCCTCGTGGCCCCTAACACGGCAGGCTACACTCTTGATGGTTGCATTATCGGGAATATCCGATAAGTCAAACGAATAATCTGCAGTACCCTCAACCGATTGCCCTGAGCTGTAAACGTTTTGTGTTGATGCGCCATCGTCAGCGCTTACACCAATACATCGTTCCAGATTCGACGTTGAGTTAAGATGCGACGTATCCACTAAAGCTGCCGGATAACGTTCGACTGAGTCTCCGGAAGCCATAAGGAAATATAAATCGCCATCGGATCCTAAACTCGACGCCGGTTCTGAAGTACCACAGTGAATGCCCTGGCCTCCTTCAGCAGTGCCGCTCATCCATTCGCCATCCGCGCCATATGCTCCATAACCGACTGCAATTTTGTCAGCGGTCGCAGTCGTATTCGAAATATCAATCAGTGTACGACTACCGTAATTCACCTTATTGACGGCCATTTAATCACCGCCTTATCCGATTGTTACTGTAGTGCCACCTGCTGCATTCGGAGCCTCGACATACGGGATCGCAGCGACTGTTACCTGGGTTAGATAGTTATACGTTGTATCGGGCGTAATTACCTGCTGAGAAGATGACGGTGTGGCTGTTTTAGCCTGAGCCTTAACATCTTCCGAACCAGACATCGTTCCGGTAATGCCGAGGACCTCAACGCCCTCACGAATATTTGCCGGGATGAGTTTCGCCTGATCAGCAGACGCAATGCTTACAGATCCGGATCCGTCGTGGTAACCCTGAGGAATCGTGTACGAACCATCTACAGTCGAAATAGTACCGGTCACAGCACCGCGATTCGGCATTGTACCGGTGAGCTTCGTTCCTCTTGCGTGAGCTGTTTTACCAGTCAGAATCTCTGCTACGGCTGCCGTGTCGTCTGAAGTGTCAGCGTCGTACGTGTTTGTGCCGGTTACCGGTTCGCCAGATTTGTCATGGAATGTGTAACCAGCCAGCACATGAGCCGCATCAGCTGTGTCGGCGGTAAGATCGATAAGGACGTTACCGTCATAAATAATTTTGTTTCTTGCCATTTCAGCCCCCTATATTTACAGTTGTCCCATACTCATTGGAAACTTCGAAATATGGGATCGGATTTACGGCAAAATCTTGTTTCATAGATTTGCTTTTAGTCGCAAATATCTGTTCTGATGACGATGGCCTGGCGTTATATGGTCCTGGGTAGCTCGGCTGTTCTACAGACTGAGCAAACGAGAGCGTACAGTTTAAACCCTTCGAACCAGACAGAATGCATTTGAGCTGCCTAGTTGAGCCAAGTTTACAGCTTAAACCTTTCGGGCCAGACAGAGTGCATTTGAGCTGTCCAATTGGGCTGAGTTTACATTTAGGCCGTTCGTTATCTGTAATTGGCACAGTGCCCATTTAAACCACCTCCGGCATCAGATAAATATCCGCGTCCTCCACAAAAGTGTCCTTTCGGCCAGACGCATAAGTAATCTCGATGTCGTACTTATACGGCTTGGACTTAGAATATGCCAAAGAAGAGGTATCTTCCGGCTTGATCTCCAGCAGTAAAGTGTCTGTCGGAATATCAATTCTGGCTAATACCTCTTCGTCGTCTGACATTTTCTTTTTCATAGCGAATCGAATGACGTCCCCCTCAGTAGGTACGTAGGGGTTGTCGTTCTCGTCGGTTAGGGCCAGCTGGATTAATCCGGTGTCACCCCTTGTTAAATGAATAGTCGTGCCCGTAATTCGAAGCATGCTGACCTCCTTGAAAAGTTTTCTAAATTTTCCACCCTGGGAATTCTTCAGATTCGAAATATCAATTGAATGTGATTACCGAACTCGCGGAGAAGTATACCGTAACCGGCGCATTATTCGTATATGTCGATGCCGTTGATAGAGTAATCATTAACTGAACTCCGCCCTCTCGTTTCGTCACGGTGCTTACAGTTCCGATCGTGCTAAAAGCCGCATTACTCAGAATATAACCGCCGTCAGCATGCCTGATATAGGCTTTCAGACTGGACGGGAACGTCACACTTGTAACCGAATTACTTATGGGTTTCGGTAACGGAATATAAAAGTGTACGTTCTTCTGCGAACCGGTAAGACAACCTGCCAAATGCATACCGATCAGATCAAACGTGTCACCAGGCGCAAACGGGGTCATGAGGTCCGCGTCCGCTTTAGATACGTAGTTAGTAGACAAATATGATTTGATCTTGGTCCACAGGTGGCTAAGACCAGAATTATCTAAATAGCCCACTGCGCCCTCCTATCAGCTAGCAAGGATCGTGTCGATCTGAGAGTTGGTGATCGCGTCAGACGTCGAAATATAATTGCTCAGGTCAACATCTGTGGTTCCAATCTTCTCGAACTTATTATTCACCCAAACATACTCGTCATAGATGTTCTGGCCACTTCCGCCGTTACTTAACAGATAGATCGTACCGGCAGCGCCAGTAGTCGGAAGAGCTGTTACAACCTCGAAACTAAGCCCGGTGATATCGCCGATAGCATTGTTAATTGCCCTGGTGACAAATGCGGTTGTAGCGATCGCTGCAGAATTGTCGCCGGCAACTTGCGTCGGAGCTTGCGGAGTCCCTGTAAATGTCGGGGAACTAGTTTTAGCGTATCCGGCTGGAACAGAAGAATTAATCTTAACGCCGGTGGATAATGTGGTTATGGTTACATTGGTGCCTGGCGATATGGTGAACGAATCGGTAGGCGATTGAGCAGAAATATTGTTAATTGTTCCAAAAGCATTCTGATTAACTTGAGCTCCCGTTTCGATACCATTTAGCTTCGTTTTGTCGCCAGAGCTCATAAGCCCGGACGCTTCTGTTGTTGCTTCAGAATATGTCGTATCTGTTGCTGAAACAGTTACTGCGTTATTGCTGCCTTGCGTTAATGTTACATTATCGCCCTGTACAATTCTAAACGTATCCCCTTTGCTATTAGCGCCTATGTTATAAGACGTTGATCCAATTTGTAACTGTACATTATCAAAAGCGTTCTGATTAACTTCGGCCCCAGCAGCAATACCGGAAAGCTTCGTCTTCTCGGCGGAAGTCATTGCTTCATCTTTAGAAGCGAAAAGAGTTTTGATCTTCTGCCACAAATAGAGCAGGCCATCATAATCCAAATATGATTTAGCCATTCGATCCTCCTTTACAATTTGAGAATTTCTTCTAGTTCGGAATTAGTGATTGTTCTGAGGTTTAAGTCTGGAAACATCTTGTTGCCTACCAGAGTTATACCCTCAATTTTCGGTTTGTTAATGAGCTGCGTATAGTCGTTCGTACCTTCACCGCCTCCAGTTCCAGTACCGGGCTGAAGATCCGCTGTGAGTTCGTACGTGTTGTCATCAATTTCGCCGTTCAACGTAGCGTCGTTTGTGGTTAACATCGCTTCGATCGCATCCTCGCTAAGAGCCGCCGATATTTCTTCGTTATCAGATATAACGCTTTCTGTTAGCGGCAGCTCATTAGCTAAGACTCCGTCGAGATTCTCTTCGGATGAGATTCCTGCTATTGCCGTTTCTTGCGACGCCACTTCTCCGGAAATATCAGTTCCGGTGGATAAATCGCCGTTCAATTTCTCAACGGCAGCAAGATCGCTCAATTAATCCACCTCCTCCGTGAGGATGATCGTGGCCTTTTCGATAAAAGTATCTTTGTCGCCGCTTGCCGTCGTCAGTTCAACATCGTATTTGTACTCTCCGTAAGGAAGGTTCTTGGTGTTGGCCGGACGAATATGAAGCAGCAGTGTGTCAGTTGGGACGTTAACGATGATCGGAGCCAGTTCGTCGGAATATTCCTTCTTCATAGCGAACCGAATCGTATCGCCCTCGGCAGGAGTATATGGCTCGACAGTACCATCAGCGTAGCGTTTATTCAGGGTAAGCTGAATTCTAGCACTATCGCCTCTGGTAAGAGTGATTGTAGTGCCTTCGATTTTTAACATAGCTTACCCTCCTTTAACTCGTAGTGCCTATGACGTGATAATATATAGTGACGTTTTGAGTAATCGGCGCAAAGGAGAATACCTTTATAGTCATGCTAGTCTTCGTAGCGTCGATTACCGTAGCAAACGCAGGATAATTTCCACTAGCCGTCTCGCTAGTGCGCACAGTGAGCTGAATACTTCTAGGATTCGCATTATAATTCGCACTACTTAAGTCAACGCGTACTTCCTTACTGCAATAAATAGTCGAATCACCGAACGGGATCGCCTCATTGAAAGCCGCCGGTTGGATTGTTACCGTGCTAATAGCCTCTCGTAAAATGGTGGACTCTCCGACGGTCGTATGAAAAAGTTTGCCGCTGCTAGAAAAAATACTTGCTGACTTGTCATTATAAAACTCAGAAATAGCCGAAGCGTGCTCATTCTGTTTTGCCTGAACCTGCGACATTGTAGTGTTTAAAGACCCGATATCCATCGAGTTCTGATCAACCCTTGTGCTTAGACTTGTGATATCACTACCCTCAGGCACGGAAATAACTTGCAAAATATCTGTTCCGGTACATACAGCCGTCAAAAGCGTCCCCTCTGGAACCGACGGCCAGGACGATTGACGCTGATTATACAGCTGATACGTGCGCGTTTCGGGAGATTCAGCAGATGGATCGGAATATGTAACGTCAAGGGTTAAATATTCGCAGACGTCTGTTGTTCCGAGAAACAGAATATTAACCATCTCTCCAGGAACAATATTCATTTCCCGTTCCGTCGCGGCTTCCGCAGTAATGGTCGTCATTGTAGTTTCGTCAACGCTTACCCGGAATAATGCAATTGAAGAATCTGGTATCGTAGCAGCGCTTCGACTTCCATCCTCTCCAATAAGAACAATGTCCCCGTCTTCATATGCTATCGTATATGTTGTAGCAAGGGACGCTTCATCAAGCCGATTAAGAATATAACTGATGATGTCCGTGTATTCGTTCTCGAGCTGATTTTCAGCTTCGATACCGGCGAGGACTTCGAGCTTCTGGACTGTGGTATTGAATTCTCGGAGGATCGTTCCGTCCGCATCCGTTAATATCAAACAGACCACGAACGACGTCGTGCCAACGTAACGAGTAGCTCTACGGTCAACCTCCCAAGTAAAGAACGCGTACTCATCGTCAGTCTCAGAGAATGTACAAATCGTAACCCCAATCTCGCCGTTGGCGTTCAGATAGTTGACCCTAGGTTCGAAAGTTGTAAGGTCCAGATCGCCATAGTATCGAGGGATCCTGAATGGAATCTGGGCAACCTTCTCGTCAGATTCTACGCCAAGAATGCCATTACAAGACGCCGGAATCTGAATGGTTCTCAGATCTCCGTTAACGATAAAAGTATCATACGTCGCCAATCTTAGCCTCCAATCTAGCCAGTCTGGCTTCTAATTCGTCGATCTTCTTCTGCTGAAGCTGAGTCATCTTGATCAGATGAGGTACTAATTTGCTATAGTCAATCGAAAGGGTCTTGTTCTTGATACCTTTTGAAATATCAAAGTCGCTTTCTCTATACCCCTCCGGAACAGAGACCGCTTCCGGAATGACTTCAAGCACTTCTTCAGCTATAAGTCCGAAGTTGTTCTCTTCTGGCGTATCAGTAAACTCTTTTTTATAGTTGAAGCTTACCGGCCGAAGCTCAAGTAACTTATTAGCTTCTTCGTCAGTAATATCATTGATGTTCTCTTTTACAAGCCGGGATGAATCTGTGTTCCACTTCTTGGCTTTTGCTTCTACATATTTATCGCCAGACGTGTCCTGTACATAGAAGCCTTGGCCTCGTGCAAAAACGCCACGATCTTTATCGCCCGTGTTTAACACAATAGCGTGCTTGTCGCCAAATATACCGTCCTGCGCATAAATTCTATACGGATGGCTATTTGTTCCGGCTCCTCGCAGCACGGTCTCTTTAAGCAAAGTAACACACTTCGCATTGCCCGTATGCCAAATTCCGTAGTTCTTGGCATCGTTGTTCTGCGCATCTGGAACGCTAATGTAGGCCGTAGAATATCCAGTTTTTTTCGACTTATCATAGCCAGAACTAATATACGTCCCGCCAAGATGAGCGTATCCGTTTGTAGTTGCATTTGCACCGATCCAAAGATTGGCGCCTGTAAAGCCGATCAGCGCGGTCTTGTTAGTGCCGTCGGCGTAATAAAATATCGCGGGTGATGTTTGCGATTTAGCGAATGTTATATCGCCGCCAAAATTGGCATAATCGCTATAGTTTACAACACGCTGCCAACTGGTTGTTCCGCTGGAGCGATATGTCCGATGCCAAATTTGAACTGCGTTGGTAGCGTTGGTAGATTTCCGGAATACAAACTGTTTGCAACCGGTAGTATCGGTAGATATTGTAAACAGCCAACCTCCGTTATCTTCAGCGTTGCTCGAGGATCCCTGAGCATACGGGCCATTAACAAGAGCGTTACTCTGATTGAAACCCCAAATGCCGGTCTGCGTATATGGCTGCGTATTAAAATTTAATTCCACGCCATCGGCAAGCATGATCGGTGAAAGTCCGCTCGAAATACTTCTGGAAAGAGCTGCATAAATATCGTAAACCGCTCTTCCTGACGCGGCGACTCTCTGGTCTGCTCCACCGACCGTAGGCACAGTGCAGTTATCGGCAATCGTAATCTCTTTGCCAGTCTTCTCGCCAAGAGCCTTGATGGCGGAAATGATGTCTGTATAACTGCCCAGATTAGTGGGATCGCCGATCAGATTTCTGAGCGAGGACACCTGTTTTGCCGTGTAAACAAGATTTGTAAGAGCTGTCGACGTAATATCAAAAGTCGCAAGCTCGTAGTCAAATACACCGTTGTTAAAGTTTATTGATGGATCCTGAGTCAGAATCGACAGCACCTCAGCCCGCTCGACCTGAAGCGATGCTACCGAATCGGCGTCGGAGCCAGCCTGGAGATCCACGTGAATATAAACTCTGCCTTTTAGCGCTGTAGCCCCGGCCAATTCTACGGTGAGGCTCTCAGTTGTAATGTTTAGATGACGCCCGCAGACGATTGCGTAACCGCTTCCAACGACTATGTTGTTTCCCTCAATACGCACGCCACAACCATTGAGAATACCGTTCATACCAAGGGCAGCGTCGTAGACCATAGCGTCGTCCATTGGTCTAACCGTACTCCCAGCGAACGTTGTCATTTTAATCGGCATTACGTTCTCCTCCTTAATATTTTAGTTAAATCTAGTCGAAGCTTGCCAAATATCAATTTCGTGTTAGTTCCGACTTCTTTGCCAGTAAGTATCGATGTATATACCGTTCCGTCATGGATAACCTCTACGGTCTGTCCTATCTCCATATCGTACGGTCTAATCAGATCGTCATCGTTAGCCATAACTAGCTCGATGTTATTGTTGTACTGATTGCCGGTAAACGCATCAACCGCGGCATAGTAAGCCTCATCTGCGAAGCTTGAATCTTCCGACGTAGTTAGGATCTGAATATCCCTTATAACCGGAAGAAGTCTATCGGTATCGCCGTTCTCATTAAAACTTCCGTCGGTGTGCCGATAATATACAATCGGCGTACCGGCCATGTTGCTCTTGTCGTAAAGGATAAGTTTGTTCACATCCTCATCCGACTCTTTCAGCGCGAAGGTCTTCTCGAAAACGTTAGGGAGATCGGCTTCGATGGTGCGTTTGGCTCTGGTGTTAACGCCAATTTCCATCGTCAGCGTTTTGGCGTTAACGTCCAAATGAGGCACCACGCAAATATAGTAGCGTGTGAACGCCTGTCGAATAATGTCTTCAAGGAAAGAGGACACAACGACGTATGCGATTTCGTCGTCTTCTTCAACGTCGAGCAGCCAGTTTGAAGTGTTGCTCGTTGTGATGCATGTAAGGCCATCAACGTTCTGATGAGTATCGGACGTAATACCGGTCCAGTTGTTTAAGAAAATATCCTTGATGACGTTCTCCAGAGAGGTTGCAGAGTACGGCAGCGTCGTGTCGTAAATAACCGGAGTGTCGAACTTTGATAAAAGCGACGAATAGTCTATAGTCGTCAATACCTCATCATCCGAAACACCAGTAACAACTCCAACATACTCGTAGCTATCTCTTGAGATCCGAATGTAATCGCCCTTCTTAATGTTTTTGCACAAGGGCACCTCTATCTGCGAAGTGTCGCCCGCAAGGTAATCTTGTTTGAAACCAGGGCTGTTTACGTTCGTGTGATACGTCAACGAGAAGTTCGTACTGAACACCTCGACGTTATACGGTTTCGTACTCAATGTTTGTCTCCACGCTCATAGGCAATATTTCCGGACCGTCATGAGAAATTGAGAATCTGTTAGTTCCGAATTTCGTGTACATAAATCTCTCAGTAGAGAAATCGCACAGTTCGTAACGGTCGGCAACGAAAGTTCCGCTATTTGTATACTCCCCTATTTTGAATGGGACTGTTGTATTATCGATCACCAGTTTGTGCCCGCTTTCGATCGTTCCGGTAAGAAGTCCTCGTTCCACCACCTGTCCGTTGACATAATGCGACCAACGAGGATTTGTTGCCGGGCCAAAGATCGTAAGCTTAACCGGTGACGGTAAAGACGAATCGGACTGCAAGACTATTGTCTGAGCCACATCGTCTGTGTATTCGTAGTTGTAAGTGTATTCATATGTCTTGGTTCCGCCTTCTACTTCACCTTTGTTATAAACCGCGAATGATTTGTAGAACGGCGACAACGCGGTGAATGTTATTGATGCCATCATCGCGTCGACATATGTAACTTCGGCTTTGTCAAGTGAAGTTGCTTTAAGCCGAATAAAATACTCCATCCCGTCAGACGGAACATATCGCATGACTAATGGCGATTTGGAAAGAAATCTAGCGAAGTCGTAATAGGTCTTGTACGGATCCTCTCCTAGAAAGACCACGTCTCCGCCAATTGACATTTGCGAGTAGCTTGAATCAAGAGATACGAATGAGTTGCCGACCTGCTGAAAAACGTCCTGCTCGCTGAAGCCAAGACCGGTCGGATTGACAAACAAGACCTTAGTGCGATCTTGCAAGTCGTATTCTTCGCCGCTCGCATTTCTTAGATAAAATTTCCTCATTTCGTCTCCCAAATATAAAGAGCTCCCAGCCGAAACCGGGAGCCCATAATGCGTTTAAGCATACTTAATGCCTAAGCTTCTGTCTACTTTGTCTGTGATGCTGCCTACAAGTTCGCCGCTATCCATGACAACCTGAAGGTTACGCATACGATTACCCATCGTGGTAATATCGCCACGCAGTTTGCCAAGCTCATCGACAATTCTCTGGTTCTGATCTACCTCGAGGGACGCTTGATTCAGAGTAGACGAAAGAGCCGAGATCTGAGCGTTGGCAGCATTGAACGATACCGTCTGAGCCGTAAGCATGCCGTTAATGGTTTGAGTCCCATTTTGAATCTGTGAGAGATCAAGAACAGGAGTGATCACCGGAACGGCGTCTGTTTCGACTGCGTCCATGATAGACATGACCATCATATCGACAGCTGAAGCAGCCTTAGAGCCTAGAGCGTAGCCGGAACGTTCGACTTTATCGGCATAAGAATTCATACCAATAACGAGTCCTTCGCCTAGATACTCACCAACCTCGATTGTAAGCTTGGATGGCGACCTTTCTTTAGAGCCATCTTTAGCTCCTTGCGCGCCCTTCTTACCAAGTTCGTAACCAGCTCGATAGACTTCATACTGTTTGCTGTTAATGCCAAGACGCAATCCTTCGCCTAAGTTTCGACCAATGTCGTAAAAACTTGGACTTGAGTTAGCGGATTGAGCGCCAGAAGCGGCGTTCCGGACAAGAGATGCGCCTGCGGAACTTGCTCCCGGAGCAGCCGCCACAACGCCCTGACTGAAGTTACTAACCACGGTTGAGCCCATTGTCTTAACTGTGTTCAGGTTATCTCTCATACCATTCACAAGAGAATTTATAAGGGACTTTCCTGCGGGGGCTAGGTCGCCCTGCTTGACAATGTTCGTAATCGCAGCGACAAACGACTTAACCTGTACTCTGATCTTTGCGGCGCCGGTAGCGAACGAGTCAGTAAATCCGCTAAGACCATCCGCCGCCATTTGCTTAAGCGACATTGCAAATCCGGTTAAGGTATAGGTGTCGATACCGGCGACGCTTGAGGCCATGCCGCTCAGGTCTTTGACCGCTTGTACAGTTTTGTCGATGTTATCGTAGCTCACGTTGGCCAGTTCGTCGGTAAAGGCTTTCATGGCCGAACCGAAGTTCTTAAGCTGATCACCGAACACGCCGACATCGTTATTCCCGGAGAATATGCCAGCCAGACCACCGCTATTGGGAATATCATTGGCGGCATTGGCGATAGTCTTTAAAGCCTCGGATGCGTTTTGTGTATTCGCGACCACGTCCTTGTCCATGCCGGCGATGCTTCGACTGTACCGTTTAAAGGCACCGCCAAAGGTTTTCATTCCGTCCGCAAACGTACCGATATCCGTTCCGCCTAAAAGGCCCGCCAAACCACTAGTGTTGGGAATTTCTTCAGCCGCGTGGGCCAGCGTTTTCAACGAGGCAGAGGCCGTGTTAGTATTCTGCACAACACCGTCATCAATTCCTGCAATCGCGAGACTATACGCTTTCATGGCGGCGCCAAACGGCTCAAGGAAACCACTAAACTCCCCAAGGCTTGTGTCTTTAAAGATTCCCCCTTCAGAAGCATCCTTTACAGCTACAGCGCATTCAACGATGTGGACCATTGCGTTTTTAGCGCGGAGCGAATCAGTAACTACAGATTCGCTGAGCCCGGAAATATTTTCGCCGTAGTTTTTCAGCTGAGCTCCGAAACTAGACAAGCTTCCGCTGAAATTGCCCAGCGTCAAAGAGCCAGATGGAATTTCCGAAATAGCGAGAGCGACGTCAGCAAGAACCCCCGCCACTTTGGCCGAGTTTTCAACGGTTTCAAGATTGACTGTTTCGGCAGAAACGCTGTCTGAATATCTAGCTAGATTAGCCCCAAAACTCTCTAGCTTAACACCGAAAGTATCCAGATCGCTGTTGCCAACCCAAAAGCCGATAACGCCGCCGTTCTTAATTTTATCCGTTAAAGATATCAACGGATCAACCGCAGAGGCTACTTCCTCAAATTTGCTAAGGTTATCGATCTCAGAAATAGATCTCGAGAACGAGCCAAGTCCTGAACCAAACGACACAAGATTTGTGCCGAATGTATCCAAATCGCTATCACCAACCCAAAAGCCGATGACGCCACCATTGTGGACACTATCAGTTAATGTAATTAATGGCGTGGTTGCCTCGGCTATCTCCGAAAACTTACTTGTATCCAGATTTGACGTTTTGCTTGAGAATGTGGTCAGTGCATTACCGAATGTAATGAGATTGCGTCCGAACGTGTCCAGATCGCTATCGCCAACCCAAAAACCGATGACGCCGCCATTGTGAACCTGATCAGACAATGCAGTTAGCTTCTCTGCTGCGGTGACCGATTTATCAATAGCGTCGGTTTTAAGTTCAGAAACGGTGTTCGCGTAAGTGACTAAAGCCTCTCCGAACGTTTTCAGTTTTGCACCGAAATCATCAATCTGGCCGTTTTCTCCTCCGAAGAAGGAGGCTATGTTGTCAAGGAAATTAGCCCCGATAAGGGCAACCAGCGCGTCAGCAAGTCCTTGAGCAGTTTGAGAAACCGCTTGGCCGTCGTGTTTCTCGAACACGTACATGAAATAATCCATGGATTCGGCGAAACGTTTTAGGCTGGTACCCATGGTATCGATCTGGTCTAGAGCCCCAACGGCGATTCCGCCAATGAAAGCCCCAATCATTTCGCCGACTTTTTCGACGATCTGTATGCCCGTGTCTAATGCCTTGAGCGTTTTACCATTCGTATCCAGCTCGTTGACCACGGCACCGATGCCGCCGAATACACCGCCGATAACGCCTACGAATGATACAAAATTCCATGCGGCGGTTAAGCCAGCCGCCAAAGGCATACGACCCAAGATCGCGATAGCGGCAGTGCAAGCCAATAATACTTCGGATATTGCGGTGGCGTTCGTCAGCGCGCTGTCAACTTCCAGTTCGTCAAGTTTGTATAGTACGAGCGCTATAACAACCACTAATCCGGCGAGAACCCCGGCCCCAGCGAGTGCGCCGCCTATCTTCATATCTTTTAGCTGCATAGCGACGAAGCCGAGAGCAGTCATCACTCCGCCTAACGCCAAAGCAGATGCGGCTAATTTCTTCCAATCAATTTCGGATAAGCCCCATAGGCTTAATGCGATTACTCCGATCAGTACAGCCAGAGCCAATATTGGACCCGCTTTTACACCGTTCGCATTTTTGCTAGCTGCCATAAGAACAGAAGCAAGTATGCTAAGCACGGCGAATACGCCAAGGCTTTTCTTAATTGTAGCGTCGTCAAGTTTACCAACCAGCTCCATTGACTGGATCATTATCTTCATGCCATAAGCCAAACCAACGAACATGGCCGCGAAACCGAGCATGCCTTTGAAATTAGAGCCATCGCCCAATCTAGACGCAAGTCCTGCCGCTGCTGCCAGCACAAGCCCGACAACAGTAATGACGCCCGCTACTTTTTTCGCCTGCTCTTCCGTTAGATTTAACTCGGCAATATCTTTAACGTCTTGTATTAAGAGCTTAATACCGGCAGCTAACGCCAGCACACCAACGCCAAGACCAGCGGCATATTTCCCCGCTAATCTGGTAAGAAGAACTAAACCGATCAGCGCAACGATAACAGTGGTTAGGCCGCCAAGGTTATTCGTTAATTTTGAGGCGTCAAAATCGCCTATCGCGTTTAACGCTTCGACAATTGTCTTTAATGCTTTAGCCAGCAAATATATGCCAGCAGCAGCCGCGGCAAACGCAACCGCTTTACCAACAAGTTTTAGCGTGCCGGTAAGTTTCTTAATGACCGTTCCGAGAGCCTCGCTCGCTGATTCAGCTTCTCCGCCGCCTAGCTTGTTCTGAATGAACATGATGGCTCCAACCAGGACAACAACAAGCGCAGCAATACCAGCAATAACCCATTTGGCCTTGCTGATTGCCTCTGCGTTGTATGCAATGGCAATTATAGCACCTACAAATATAGCAAACGCGCCGGCCATCTTTATCAATGCGGTAGCGTTAATATCGCGCTGATAACCGGCAAACGCTTTCTTAATTTGTTTAATGAGACCGACTATCTGATTATTCAGTTTAAACGCATTCAAAGATCCGACTAACAGTCTAATTGCTATGGCGGCGTTCCGAAGCGTTCTGGCGATTTTAAGCCAATCCGCATTCTTTAACGCTTCTCCGAGATTCTCGAAGAACTTTTTAATTCCGCCGCCGGTCTTATCTTTCGCGCCGCCGATCGAAGACTTCAGTCGCTTTATAGCATCGGCAAGTTTCTTAAGAGGCTCAAGATTCTTTATAGAATCCACAAACTTCTTCCAAGAATCCGTGATCAACTTCCACAAATCGCTTGCTGTGTGGACGTCTTTAGTCGCCATGGCAAAGTCTTTTAAGAAATCAATCAGTTTTTGCCAATTATTACTAGCGCCAACCTTGAATTTCTCAATAAAGTCGCCAGCGGCTCGTTTGGCCTCGTCGAACTTATTAGACAGATCTTCGATAACCTCTCCCATCGCCGTAAGAAATGTCTGGACTTCCTCGGACTGATATAAAGTCGTAAAGAACGTCTCGGCGTCTGTCACAATCTGCTCAAAGTTAAGACTCGTGATCCACTCTAACGTCGCAGCAAACTTGTCGAGGGCGAGATTAACGAGTGAGGCGAATGCGTTCTGAATTCCAGTAACGGCCGACTTAACGATAGGTAGTTCTTTAAACTGGCCCCAAAGTGTGGTGAACTTAGTAGAAATTCGAGTCAGCAAAGGCTCGAAATCGGAGCCCATATTCGTGAACATGAGCCGAAGTTTTGTGAATTTACCATAAAGACCCGTAGACGTTTTGCCGATGGTGTCGAATACCTTCTTCAGCGAATTCATATTTTTGGCTTTATCTATAATATCGGCAAACCATCCGCTAAGCTTTTCGGCAACTTTTGAAGCGATCCCTCCGGCGTCGGCAAAAGCTTTGGAGAACGCGCTCGACACATTAATCGCTAGGACTTTGAATAGGGCCTGAATTCTGCCGGCAAGCCCCTTTAGGCTTTCAATCGCATTCTTAACGAACGAAATATTCTTAAACGCATCGAATGCTTTGCCAAGGGCAGTTCTGACGCCATCGAAAGCGGCCCCAATAATTTTTGCTACACCTTGGATTTTTCCGCCGATATCGATAAAGTCAATAAATTTGGATATGCCCTCGGTTACACCCAAAATAAGTCTAGAAATGAATCCAGTAATGCTAAACAGAACCCCGCCGACTTTCATCAGCAGAGAAAGTATCGGCGCAATGAGTTTTGCGAGCGTTTTCAGAATCGTAACCGGGACTTTCAGAATCGCGAAGAGAACTTTGAATGTGTCTTTAATGTTTTGAGCCGTTTTACCAGTGACTATTAACTGCTTTGTAAACACAGCAAAACCGCGAGATAGATTCTTTAACGCTCGTGGTTGTATGCTACCAAATATATCTCCAAACGCCTCTTTGATCGGCTTCAATACGCTCAGCAAGCCGGTCCAAATGTTAGCGAAGCCCCTAATCATGGCGTCGCGGCCACCGATGGCTTTCCAAGTTTTAAGCAATTCGTTTCTTGCCGACGATGTTCTATCAATGACTCCGCCGATTGCGTTAGCGACACCAGTCCACAATTCTTTCGCTTCATTGAAATTACCAAAGATAAGCTCAAACGTCTGCGACCACCCAGAGCCGACCGCTTCCTTAAGCGTATCCATCATCTGGGAGAATGTCTTTACATCCTGAGCTGCGGCAAACGCGCGTCGTCCAAGTTTGGAATTCTCATTCGCATACCGGGACAACGTCTTGGTTAGAACCTCGGTCGTCATCCATTGTGCGGACAGCGAATTGTTAAAGTTTTTCGTAGAGTTGAACAGCTCGGACACGTGACCATTCGCGTCGGTAGTCGTGGAAATATAGCCGCCTTCTGCTTTTGTCAAGGTTCCGACTTTGACGGCGGTTTTAATGAGCTCATTCTTAAACTCTTTGGTTGCCATGTTGGCGTTTTCGATTGACTTCCAGTCGATCAGCTTTACCGCTCCCGCCGAGAGTGCCTGCGAAAAGTTGTACATGGCTCTGGACGCTTCGTTGGCATTAGCACCGGAAAGAGCTGCCTCGTTCGAAATACCCTGAATAGCTTTTACGGCCGTATCCAAGTCAACGCCGGCATTCGTGAACTTACCGATGCTGTTTGTCATATCCGAGAACGAATATATGGTTTTATCAGCGTATGTGTTCAGCTGCTCCAAATATCCATTTACAGTATCCAGATCGGCGCCAGTACTGGCCATAATTGTCTGCACCGAGCCCATCTTAAGCTCATATTCGCCAAAGCCCTGGTTTATCGGATCGATAGTCAACGACTTGATCATCTGGGCTCCGGCGTTAACGGCTGCGTTGGTAATGTTCTGAAGAGCGGTCATACCGATGATTCCGAGAGTAGAGAATCGGTCCGCGACTGTATTTACCCCATTTTGAAGCGCAGCAAGATCTACTTGTTCGGCGGCTTTCGTAACGTTGTCAAAAGCCTGTCCAGCCTTGTCAAGTTTGAGCGCCGACTTTAATTTTTCGAGAGTCTGCATTGTGACTCTGGTTGCTGCTTCGAATTGTGCGTTATCAAATTGCATTCGCACAATGCGTTCATCAACAGAACTCATAAGCCGGTCACCTCCTTCCACGCTGCCTCAGCTATTTCATCGAATACCGGTCGCATAGCGGGATTGATGTAATCTCGTCCCTCTACGTACCCGCCGTTTCTTGTACCGTGTCCATATTGCAGGATTACCGCAATATTCACGCCGTCATTAATATTGTTGTTCGTCCATACGATCTCAATCTGCTTTCCGCTTCGATGGATCTCATAGCCCCAGCTCTCCGCCGTTTTACCAGAATCTATTGGGGTCGCAGAGGCCAGAGCTTCTACACCCTTTTGTGCATACTGTTCCAGCCCCTGATACACGTTGCCGTTTGAACAGTTCTTCAACAGTTTCTCGAGATGTCTAAAATCTCCCTTCGTTGTGAAACTGATCATTGTGTTATCCCCTTGAATTCCTAGCCTTACGTCTCTGCTCATTAAGCAGCCGATTCTCGGCCATGATTTCTCGTCTGCTACGTTTCTTTTTAGGCGTTTCAGTCTCTACAGCCACTCGGATAAGCGTAATGAGCCTGGACAAATGCCATTTCTCACACTCTTTCCAAATGCCGTATTTTCGCATTAGATCGTAGATGACCTCCGCGGTCATTATCTGTCTTGGGCTACCTCGTTTGTCATCGCGAAACGTAGTAGCAGTCATCGGATCGTTAATATAGTCGATTATTCGATTCATGACGATCTGCGGAATCGTTCGATAAACATTCGGATCGATAGAACCCGAATTAATCGTCATGCATCTCACATAGTCCTGGAGCTCTTCCACCGTCTTTTCAGTTCGGATGAAAGGCTTGTGCCATTTCGACTCCCATTTTGACAAAGAAACGAGAGAATGCTCCAAGACCAGTTTAGTTTCTTTTGTATAGATAAATTCGTTTGCTACTGGGTCATAGTATTCCTGCTCAGGTATCGTTACCGATAGTGGCATAACACGTCACCTCTTTATGTAGCGCTTGCCAGTGCTCCTTTGGCCGCATCGGCAAGATCAACCGGAACGATGCCGTTAACAAACGCAGCAGCCTTGTCCGCGTCAGTGGCAAGTTCCATAAACAGATCGGAGTAAGCCTCCGTCTGAGAAAATTCTTCTCTAAGTGCATCGGATTTGATGAATCTTCTGCCGTCGGGCGACTTAACGCCGTAAGCAGCCAGCACCAGCTTCTTGAACAGAGCAACCAGCTCCGGGGTATCCTGTGCTGCGATCATGCGACGGACCATGTTTTCCATTCCGCCGGTTGTAGAGAGCTCCATTTCGAGGATCTCGGCTTTTGTAAGGTTGAAATAGAAATCCTCGGTGCGCTCGTTACCATCGTAATCCGTGTAAGTTCTAGTCTCTTTTAACATGCGTGTATCTCCTTTCAAATATGCATAAAAAGTGTCCCTGAGCGGTTAAGCCCAGGGACGGAATAGAGGAAAAGTATGAAGAGGGATCAAGCGGTCATGAGTGTCTTGACTTCGTCCGGAAGAGGAAGTCTTGGCTCATTCTGCTCGGTACCATACAGAATATCCTCAAGCGCTTTCAGCTTGGCGGCGTCGACTTTTGTGGAGTCGACCGTGATGCACGCGGTGGGCTTGAGGCCGGTAACATTAACCGGAGTTGTATCAATCTCCCAGGAGAAGGTAATTGCCTCAGGGCTATCATTAACGGTCTGATAGCCTCTCTCGGACGGAGAAGCAGTGCAGCCGTAAATCAGGTGCAGCTTATAGCCGTGATCCTGACCATCGACATCGTTACCGATCAGGGTTCTGTAAGACAGGCCAAACGGCTTTCTTGCCTGCTGATAGATCATTACGCCCTCGGCAAGCTCGGCAGAGCCATCGCACTGAGCGAACTCATCCGGATAGGTGTAAGCCTCAACAGAAGCGCCGAAAGTCTCGGCAGAACGAAGGGAAAGGTATTTAATATTATCTGCGTACAGGTCGTTTGCCTCTGCACCGGACGGGCTCTCGTTGACAGCTGTCAGGCCATTCCAAGCAACGCCATTGGTGTAAGCGCCGCTGGAGTCTTTGAGATAAAGAACGCCATGGTCCACACCAGTTTCATACAGACGCTTAGAGTCTGCATCCCATACAAGTTTAGCCATGTATGT